CTGGACAGACATATAGATTAAATTTTCAGTGGGTAATCAAGCCGTATAGAAGGACCGGAGCGTGGTATTTAGATATAGGTTCCGCAATTTACGGAATTAAAATAGTCAGCGGAATTAACCTGCTGGACCCATACGATCATCTAGACGCGTTACCTCCGGGAAAACTTGGGGTTTACAGAAACTCAGGTAGGGGGTCAAAACCTTCATTTTCTAACTTTGGGATTGATAAAGAATTCACACTTATATATGAAGAACCATGAGCGTATTTTTTGATAGATATTGGAGGTTAAAAATAGCGGCCCAAGATGGTTCTTTTGAATTTGAGATAAAACCGGATCAGTTCGGGAATTCTCTTAGAATGCAATTTGACATTTCAGCGGCGATTGATTTCAGGTACTATTCCGGTGTAATCAAAATATTCAATCTCGATCAGACAAAAAGGAAACAGCTCATGTTTAATCTACTAGCTGATGAGTTTGGAACCGGTCCACTTGTAGAGCTTGAGGCCGGTTACCAAAGCAAAAGAGGATTGATATTTAGCGGGGCAATACAAAGAGGTTACACAATCAGAGAACCGCAAACAGGAGACTGGGTTTCAAGTCTGCAAGTTGGCTACCCGTGGAATGGGTCGAAGGATGTGACAATCAGCGGGATAGATGTCAGAAGTTCGAACCTAAAATCTCTCTTGAGGTCTGAGGTTGAAAAACTTCTGCAACAAACTGGGAAAGCTGGAATTCAAAAGTCTGGGAACTTCAATGAAAATTTTGACGCTGCGATTGATAAATATTTAGACACTGGAAACGTGAAAAATAAGTCCCTATCTTACAGCGGAAAAGCTTCGCAGATACTTGACGAGATAGCCAAAGAATTCAATATTATATTTTTCACTGATCAAGGAAAATTTAATGTTGTGAGTGGTGGGTTTAAGTCGTCTGATGATGTCAGAAACCCCGTAACAATCCCTCCTGGAAATATGATACCAGAGAAAATACTCGACAAAACAAACGGGTTGATAGGATCTCCAATTTACACGGATACCGGGGCAACTGCAAGATTCTACATGCAACCAGACTTTAGGGTTTTTCAATTGATCCGAATAGAATCGGAAGTTCTAAATAAAAATATCAGCATTACAGATCTGAAACACAGCGGTGATACTTACGAGAATAACTGGTATTCAGAGATAGACGGATCAAATTTTAACAACTTCGCGCGGTAATTATGGCAGATGAAGAGGATTACGAAGACTTAGTTAGAGCGGTTTTCAACACCATCGATCAAAGCAAATTCAACTTTGCACCGGGGTTTTTCCAATCATACGATACAGTCGAAGATGATTCAAGCGGTGTTAGGTTCTGTCAAGCAAAACTTCACAACAAAGACTCGGACGGGGTTGATATAGGATTGATAAAACTTCCTCTTGGATATGTGGGATCACCAAGGATTGTTTTTGATTATTCGCTTGAAAAAGGCGACGACCTTCTGATATTTTTCTCTGATAAATCGCTAGAGCAGTGGAAGCACAGTAAGGAGCCTCAGTCACTTGATAACCCGGTAAAGGATTCGATAAATCACGCCTTTGCGGTTCCTATCGTTAGTCACAAATACATAAACGATCTTGTAACCACTCCATTGACAGCCGATGTAGCAGGAAAAATTACTGTCAGTGATAGCAAGAAAATCCAAATTGGAAATAATACGGATGATCTGCTAAAGTTGGTGTATGATAGCTTAACAGAGGTTATAACATCGCTTAAATTTGTACGAGATACGATAACCTTCACAAATGGCGGAGGGGCTACAGGACCGCCAACAAACGGGGCGATATTATCGCCAACCATATCAAACATCGAGGCGCTTCAATCAGCCCTCGGTAACATAACAAAATTCTGATGGATATAAAACTAACAAGAGTAAACGACGGGGTTCCATACGATTTTGAATTTGTGAGCGGTAGACTGGCAACAGTTTCCGGACTGCCGGAAATAGGGCAAAGATATTTATTTGGTTTGTCAGTTTATATCGGGGAGAACTTCGTGGAAACTAACTACGGGGTTGACTATCACAATAACGTATTCGGAAGGGATGTAACCGACACGGTTGCAATCGATGAATTGAAATCTGCTATCATAAGGACTAGAGGAAATAACAAACTAGAATCGTTTTCACTAACAGAGATATCAGGAACAAGGACAGCAAGACTAGAAGCACAAGTTAAGACAACTCAGGGAGATGTTAACCTAACAACAGCGGTCAATATATAATGGCAGGATTAACAAGTAGCGGGTTCATTGCAAAAACATTCGACGAAATGTCTGAAGGTATAAAGGCAAGGGCCAGGCCATTTTTCGGAAGCGGTACAGACACGAACACCGACTCCGCCTTGATGAATGTTTATAACCCGCTAACGATTGAAATGGAGGAGCTATGGGAGGCTGTCAGGCTGTTATATGAGTTCCAAAATCCCAACGCCGCCGAGGGTGTAGCTCTTGACAATATCGGGGCAATTACTAACACGCCAAGGATAGAGGGGGCAAAGTCTACGGTAGTCGTGCAAGCTCTTGGAACTCAGGGATCAATTATCCCATCTGGGTTCCCAAGATCAGTACAAAATACCGGCGATATTTTTAAAACTACGGAAGCTCATGTTTTGCCGATAATCGGGTCTCAACCTCTTGAATTCACAATGACGGCGCTTGATGATGGCCCGATCCAGTCGGTAGCTGGAACGCTTAACGTGGGGTCTCTTCCGTCAGGGGTTACTTCGATAGTGAACGCGGTTGATTCCGTGGAAGGGTCATACGACGAAACAGACGAAGAGTACAGAATAAGCAGAAAGTCGAGACTGGCGGCAACCGGTGCGGCCACTGTAGTGGCGATAAAAGCCGCGCTATTAGGAGTATCAAACGTTACTTCGGTAGCAGTTTTCGAAAATGATACCGATTTAGTTGACGCGAACGGATTACCAGAACATTCAATAAGAGCGTTGGTCGCTGGTGGTACAGACCAGGATATAATTGACACGTTGGGAATAAAAAAAGGTGCGGGAACATACACGGACGGTTCTGTATCAGGCACGTACACCGATCCGATCGACGGGCAAACATTCGCGATAAGATTTGCGAGGGTAACCCTTGTTGACATGTATGTGACCGTAACCATAACAGCCAAAAATACTGATCCGGGAGAGGGTCCAATATATCCAGCAACAGGAGACGCCGATATTGAGGCTGCGATCCTTGCCTTAGTTTACGCGGTTGGCGAAGACGTGACACTTCCAAAGCTTGAAAGAGCTGTTACAGCTACCGACGGGATAGACTCTTACACACTATACTTTGCTAAAACCATAACTCCCGTAACTGACACAAAGGTGATTATAGACATTGACGAGCAAGCATCTTTTGATTCATCAAGAATAACGGTCGCATAATGAGTACAGAACTAGAACTTGACTTCGGAAATATTGATTTTGAGAATGATGAAGGAAGGTCGGTTGATTTACTCCCAGACTTTCTATCAAATTCAACGAATGTTAAAAACATAATACTAGCGTTCACTCCAGAAATACAGCAATTGTATGATGAAATACAAGATATCTATTCGACAATTAATATATTTGAGGCGGTTGGTCTGCAACTAGATAATATATTTGGTGAGGTTCTGGACCTTTCTAGAACCCCTGGACAAACAGACGGGGAGTACAGGTCTTCTTTATTGGCCGAGGCATCGAAAAAAGTAAGGTCCGGCGAAATATCAGTAGTAAAATCAATATTCAGAAGTCTTACTTCAGCATCTAAGGTAGACCTGATTGAATATCAACCAGCAAGATTTAAAATGGAGGCGACGGTCTCCTCAATTCCTTCAGCAAGTGAACTGATAACCATAAGAAATACACTAATAGAGGCAAAACAAGGTGGCAATGGTATGGACTTGGCCGCCTACTCACAAACTCCATTTGAGTTAACATCAACACCAAATCAATTAAATGATCCGAACGGGTTATCAGGCAATTCTACAAGCAACGGAATTTTAGGAGTAGGATTTTGACACGAGTATTAAACAAGTCCCCGATGGGGATAGATGTAGATTCAAGACAGCCGGTAGCAGGTTCTAAACGTCAAACAGGTTGGGTGGAGGAAAAGGTTGTATTCGCAGATCTCAATCAGTTGATGTTCGAGATGCAATGCGACCAGATAATAGGGACGTCAAGCGATGCCACGAATAACCTCGCTACGTGTTACTATGATTCGTCGACGACTTCTTTCAAAAATAAAAATGGGGCAGCTGTCGCGTTCCTGGACGGCGACAGAATAGCATGGAGGGGTCTGGACACAATTACAGCCAACGTCGATATCAGCACAATAGACGATCTTGATCATGTGATGTTCCAGGGTGTCACGATAGACCTCTTAGCGTATGACCTTGATCTGGGACTAGGACAAAGAGGAGAAATTGATTTATCAGGGACCGGGACGCTAACAGTTCAGGGATCGGACGGTCTCAGGATAAAAACAGGGGGGTCTCTCACTGTAGTCGTTTTGTCGGGAGATAAGATATTAAACAACGTGATAGAGGCCGACAATTTAGCGATAGAGTGGGAAGCCACAAACCTAGCCGTAGAGATCGCAACAGTTGCTACACTTGATGTTGATGCAAGTAAGATACAGCTCGTTGATTCAAACAACACCATAAAAATAATAGAGCCGCTTGATTTGACGTTTACGATGCCCACCGATTTGAACGCCGGATCAGAAAAACCCAGTACTTGGTATGAGGCGTATGTCGGGGCTAATAGTGCTGGCGGTCTTGAAAGGAAGTTGGTCCCAATATTAACAGGAACAACAACTAGCACGTCATCCGGCAACCTGCCAGACACGTCCGCCACGTTTTTATCTGACCTTGTACTGCAAAATTCTATTGTTCTTAACAAAACTGACGGGACCCTGACTACGGTATCATCGGACGCGGTGTCAGAAATAACCGCCCCTCTTGCGGACGACATATTCACAATCGGCGAGGATTACGAAATATATCTAACCCCCACCTTCTCGTCTGGGTATGATTTTAGGGCCGGATTAGTAGAGGTTTTCAACGGCAGCGGGAACGACTTTGAAAAAATAAAATATAAGCAGCCGACAAAAATACCAGAATACGACAAAAGGACAGCGCGCGCGTGGGTTAATTTTAACGGGACTGGTACGGTCGACATTAATGACTCTTTTAACGTGAGCAGTATTACCGATAACGGGGTGGGGCAATACTCCATAAGCTTTATAAATCCTCTTGCAGATGGATCTTACGCTGTCGCTGCCAGTGGTGACTTAAACGGGGTAACATTAAACTCAAATCACGCGGTTATTGCGGGGCTGAAAACCGCCAACGGTTTTTCAATAAGATGCGTGAATAACGTGGGTTCAGACCTAGTTGCGGATTTTGTTTCTGTAACCGCTGTTGTATTCGGGAGTGGTGGCTAGTGAAAATATTTTATACTAATGAGACTGGAGAGTAATAATGGATGTAATAATTTTTAAAAATAATGGTGGTGGCCTGTCTGTCATCACCCCGTCTGGACCAATAGAGAAATGTATGAAAGATATCCCACAAGATGCAGAATATAAAATAGTGGATTTATCATCAATCACTTCTGACAGGACTTTTAGGGGTGCCTGGGAGATGGGAGAATCTGGGCTCAATATCAATATTGACAAATCAAAATTGATAGCTCATGATAAACGCAGGGAGAAGAGAACAAAATTAATGATGCCTTTTGACAAAATCATATCAAGACAGATACCGGGGACTGATTTAGCCGGGGCCGAGGCAAACAGAGTCATAATCAGGGAAGAACACGCGTCGATACAAACTGAGATTGACAACGCGTCGGATATAGAATCACTTAAATTAATAATTGAGAACAACGATCTATAAGGAGGGATCATGAAAAAGCTAATTTTTATCCTAACATTTATCGCATCTCTGGCTCTGTTCGGGTGCAAGGGTGAACCTGGCCCGGCCGGGGTGCCAGGCAAAGACGCCGACCAAGTAACAGTCGAGACATTCGCAGCGTCCGGTTATGCACATAAGGGATTGCCTGAGTATGGCGGACTTGCCAGGGCGGCTGGGACCGACCCAACAAACGACTTGCAGCAAACAGGGAATAATTACCTTGATTACATCGCTAATCACGAGGGACTGTACGATTTCGGGTCAATACCTGATCAATACTATTATCTCTTTATTCAGGCCCATTTTCATGATGAAATAAGGAATACTATTAGCGACGTCATGAATTTACACGGTTATATACGCGGCTCTGATCTTGGTGAAAAACATGCCAATGTCTTAACAACTATCGAGACTCCTATTTTTGAAAAATTAGTCAAGGTTGATTATGCCGCACAGCCGATGCCTGACAAGTGGAACAATGCCAGAGCCGAGGCAAAAACTAGAGTTTTAAACTTTTTCAACATGCCATCCGCTCCGGGGGAAGAGTTACAAGATGGTGATATATCAGGCGACACCAAAATGGACCAGATAAACCAAGCCGTGTCGGTTATTATTCTAAACGCGAGGAGTACGACGTCGCAACAAGCGTCTTTAATGGCCAGCGTGGGCGACTCTTTGGCCCTGTCGGCGTCTGGCGATCTTGCTCTTAAAAATGAACTATTAACACTAGCGAAAGATATAGACCTTGTTCAGACAAATAGCAATATTGAGTCGAAATTCGCGTCAATAGGACTGCCTGATAAGAAAGCGAACAGGTACTATAACCACCTTGATCACGACTTCGACGGGATAAGAAACGACGACGACCCGGATTCTTACGTTGATATTATAGTCGAGGCCCATGAAATAAAAGGACACACTAGAATATCTGACTCGTGTAATTTATCATTTGACACAGCAGACCAGAGATTCTTCGCGAACCCGGTTGTATTTGATAGCACCATATCAACATCGAATTATTTTACAGCAAACTTTGACAGCGAATACATGTCAATATACTCTGTAGACGACCATGGAACAATAGACACGAGCGACGACACCCCAAATGCCCCATTGGACATCTTTCTTGACGCCACCGGCGACGCTGTAGACTATGTGCGAAGAATACCGGCCGATTTCTTTACCGGACAGTACCAAGACGCCAGCGACGACACGCATTCAGTTCCGCAATCTTTTTCGGCGTCCATAAAAAACCACACGATACCTGTAGGAACGTCGGTGTATGTTGTGTTTTGGTCTGATTTAGGGTATCAACCAAGTGGTCTTTGTCAATCAGGTGAACTTGTCGATTTTTCCAGAAACCAATATTCGGCTGACGGTGTAAGCTGGCTAGGGGCAGCCCCTCAAACTTTGAACCCGGTTTACGGAAGATACAAACTACTGAAAGGAGCATGGTTAGACTAATGAAAAAATTAATTCTAGCACTATCATTGATTTTATTCTCATTGCCTGCTTACGGGCTTGATGTCTATAAGTCAGCTAAAGAGAAAGTTACGGAATTTGCTCAACCAAGCGAGGAGTCTTTAACATCAAAATCCAAACCATCATGGGAGATCGGTTTCAGACTTGGGGTTCTTGACAATCCAGCAGGTGGTGGTTATGCATTCACAGCCGAAAATTACGACGCGTATCTTCGGCATAACCTATCAAAAACTCTCTTCGCTTATACGTGGGCAGGATTCAGAAATGCGGTTAAGGATGACATGGAGGGTTCAGTATATAAGCCAAAATGGGATTCTCAAATGCTTTTTGCCGGGTTTGGTGTGTACCTATCAAGAGAGATAAGTATCTACGCCTCCGCTGGTAAAATATGGCTCAAAAATGAAAACAGTTCTGAGCCATCAATAGACACGGCAGTCGAAAGGGGAATCTCGTATGATTACCCAATCGGGGATAATAAGCTGGTGACTTCATACAGGTTCATTGACGCGAAAATGACAGATCAGGAAGATAAGCACATCTCAGAAATACAAGGCGATGGTTCATTTTCAGTTGTCTCTATCATGTTCTCTGTCCCGATAGGCAACTAATGAAGACTATACTTGTACTGATCTTTATTTTGACCTCTTTCAACGCTCACGCCGGAATAACATCGTGGTTCAAGGGCGAGGCTGAAGAGTCTGAGATTAAGGAACAGACAGAACAGCCAGCGGAAGAAGTCGAGGAAGCGCCAAAGTTTTGTCACCGAGCGATGAGGGTGTCAAACAATGCGGAAGGAGCTCCAAACGCTTATTACATATTCAGAATGCCTTGCGGGGAGGTAACCCAAGTAGGCATTCTCGACGAAACAAACGGGATCATTTTTTCAATAAGGAACACAAGAAAAGATGATGACGGGTACAAATACAAGACCCAGGAAAACAAACTCGAATACATACAAATCAAATTCCCTCGCTTAACTCCCCTAGAAATATACCGCGATTAATTTCAATAGTGTACGTAATTTGTACACGCTTATCTAATCAAATAGTTGACTTATAGTAAACATTCTGATACTCTCTAGCTATAACTTTAATTGGAGAATATCGTGGATAAAAACGAGAAGAATCATGATTCTTACGGGTCAATGAGTATCAGCAGGATATCAACCGGTGGAATGGATTTGTTTGGTAGTAGCATAATGAACACCTCTGTAATTGCTATAAGAATAAATGAATCGTCAGAGGTTGAGTCATTCGGAAAGGCGAAACATAGGTCCAAAGGCAGAATTATAGAGGTTTATTTATCACCTAACCAATTCTCTGAGTTGATAACCACTATGAATGTCGGCGAGGGTGTGCCATGCACTATAAACTGGATAAGAGGAAAGGGAAGAATTGAGAGAGCAGAAAGAACGAACAGGCGTGAAGTTGCAGACTCTATGCTTAAGGAAGTTATGTCTAAGCTACTGTTGCGTATCTCGCGCATAAGGGATCAAGTCGAGAAAAACTCTGTAAAAAAGACAACCACAAAAAAAGATAACGAGATAATTTTACGTGATCTCGAAACGCTTGAAAGTCACTTCAGATCAAATATTCCATTTGTTGAGGAAGTATTTAATGAAGTGATGGACAAATCAGTGGTCGAGGCTAAATCGGATATAGACTCAATGGTTACGGGTCTGATTAACAAACTAGGAATTGATTCGCTAAACAGCAAGAGGAACCTACTAAATGAATGAATTCGAAACAAACTTAGCTCAAATAAACCGCTTGCTGAAAAAAGAATTGCTCACACCAATCTCAAAGCAGCAAGTACGCAGAATGATGAATAAAACGCCTATCAGGTGTAAAGATCCATTATTGAAAGATGAGCATTACCAGGAACACAAAAAAGGCAAATACACCGGGTATCTCTTCTCTGACGATGGCGTTAAATTCCTGCGAGAGTGGGCAATTGAATTGAGGAGTAAAAAAAGACGATGGAGATTAAAAAAAATTACTTAGGGTATTATGTTTTCGATAAAAATCGGAAATTAACGGGAAGTTTGGGAAAAAACGATGCTTTCAAAATCAGGAAAGCACTCGAAAGATTAAAAAGACACAAAGAGTTCTTCAATAGAATCAAAGAGATCAGAAATAAAATGCATGATAGTAAAGAAAGTTCTTGACATTATCTTTCAGTTTGCTATTCTAGGTTTAACAGAGTCGGAAACAAACCTATACCGGAGATAAAAATGAATGAAGAGTTAAGAATTTTAGCAGAACTGGCAGAGAGTCATTTGCAAAGTCCCGGCGATTTTTATCTGATCATTGACATGATGAGAAACATCAAAATAACTCAGCAATTGATTGATAGATCGAGCGAACTCAAGAAATTTTAAACCAAACGCAAAAGGAGAAACGATGCGACGACAAACAAAAGAGATGATCAAGAGAATTGCAGAATCATGCAACATGACACCGGCACAAAGAAACAAAGCCCTGATTGATGAAGCGATTGAAAACTTCAAAGCTCGTGGCGGTAGAGTCACAAGATTACAAGCAACAGAAGACAACTTTCATGCATTCGTATCTGTGAGTGATACGGCTATCCAAGCAATCGAATTCTTACAGGCTTAAGGGGGGGGGGTGGTATGATTTTTTTCATGCAGGTGGTGCCGTTAGTTGCTGGACTATGGCTTGTGACGATGGCTCTTATACTTAACACGGACAACCTCATAAGTGCAGTTTTGTTCAAGGTTTTACCTTTTTTTGTCGGGATATCATGCTTGGCGTTCTATTTTTACACAACCGGTATATTAAAAATAGGAGTATAACATGGACAAAGCTTTTATACAAAACCTAAAAAAACCATGTACCAACAGGGGTCTACAGTTGGTTGATAATAACGACGGAACTATCGCTATAAATGGTGATGAATTTGACACAATACGCGAAGCGGAAGAGTTCATTTCAAAACTCAATAGGGTTGATATGATCGAATACACTTGGCGATACTGCCCGGAATGCGATGACGACTATCTGACATTGGAAGACGGCGAAACGTGTGTGGTTTGTGGTTGTGAACTGGAAGAAATAGAATAAATCCTGGCATCCCCGCGGAGCGAAAGTTAGAAGGCGCGAATCCTTTTAAAAAAAGTCAGAGACAAGTAGCTCCGCCGGGGTGTTTTAAAACAAGGTACGAATGAAAACTCTAGAAAGAGAAAGCGGGCGGTTTAGCGAAATCGTCAAAAAACACGGCAGACTTAGCAGAGAAGCAAGAGAACAGATTCAAGTTTGCAACGCCTTACAGATCATAGTTGATCTCAAGAAAAACCTCGTAATGGATGAAAGCGGATTCTTCGCAAAGCTCCATGATGAGGAGATCTTTGATAGAGTTATGAACTTCAATTAGATAGGAGACCATGAAAACAGCAAGAGAACGGGCGGAGATAATGTTAGACGCTATTGAACTATACAAGGGAGTTCGCAGGGAACTAACGATTGACGCGATTGAAAGGGCGCTAGAAGAGCAGGACGAAATTACACGTAAGTCTGTTCTTCATGATGTTAATAAAATTACGACATTCGAAAATTTAGAAGACAAAATGTTACTTTCCTATAATAAAGTTTACAATGCAATCATGAACACTAAAGCCGTTTAGGGGGATCATGAAACAAAGCAACTTTGAAGAGGCAATTCGTAATCTGAAGACAGCAATCTATGAACTGAAAGAGTTCAGGTATTTCAGCGGAAAAATGAGAGAAATCAGAAGGCTCAATGCTGAAAAAAGCAAAAAATATTACAGAATGGCGGAGACATGCAAGTAAAACATGATGGTAATAGTAATACAACTTACTTTTTCAGATCAGTAGTGGACGCAAAAGATCATAATCACTGCGCTATGGTGATATTTGAAGACGACGTTTACATTCCTTTCTTTGAAAAAGAACCGTACCCAGGTCAGGCTCTTAAAATTCAGAACGGGTGCAAGACCAAAGAAGAGGCTTACAATTTAGTTGAGAAGTATATCAAGTCTTTGTGATACCTTGACAGAAAGACATAAAACAGTGTACCGTGAAAATATAAGCCGGGATAATTATTGAAGTCGACACCGGCTCAATTAAAACGGTATATAGTATGAAATACAACCACTCTGTAGTAAGATTCTACGACGACCCTATCAACTTTTTTGTAAATGATGTTGAAAACTTGGTAGGTTTAAGATCAATAGTGAATGGGATAGGGGTTAACTGGTCAGCGCAGTATAAAAAAGTTAAGTTTCGTTTTGATCGTTTCATAAAAAAAACGTCTATAGGATGCGGTAGAAGACCACTGCGTAAATTGCTATGCCTTGACACGTCCAGAATAGAAAGTTTTTTGGGGTTGATTAACGAGGATAAGTACAAAGGGTTTAAGCGGGAAAGGATACTTCTATATAAGAATGAATTCCCCGGTTTTATCATGGATAGCTTAAGATCAACTGAAGAGATCGAGATTGAGAATTGGTACACAAAGAACACTGAAGGATTGCAGAGATTGATTTTCGACTCTGTGATTAAACTAGGAAATGAGAACGCAATCAAGCAGCTTGCTGAATCTATAAACCCGATTATCAACAGCCACTTTTTTGACTCGAAACTTCCCTTCATTGAAAAAGAGCACTGCCCAGAAACAAGGAAGGCGTTTAAGATAATGATTGAGAATATAAGTATCAAAATTGCAAATACGTGTAATCCAATTTTTGACATGGCAGAAAAAACGTCAGAACGACACAAAGAAGTCAAGCGGTACAAGTCAGAATCTCTAGCATCTCAGATCCTAGAGATATCGGAGCAAGTCAGAGAAGCCCCGGACAAGAAAGAAGCTATTAAATTATCATTGCAATTAGACAGAATATCAAAATCAATAAGGTGAATATGACATTAGAAAATATAACAACTGATCAGCTAAAAGAAGAACTTAAGAAAAGAACCGCAAATGACACAAGACCACCTCCAATAAATCGCCCCGACTTCTCAGAGTTAACTAAAACATGCGAGTCTGTAATGGAAGATTATGCCAAACAAGGATACTCTAAGGACGGTTCGCATTATATTTTTGAGAGTGCAATGGAGTGCGTTTACGGTAAAAAAGTGTGGGAGTGGGTGAACGAATATAACGAGGGTTGTTAATGGCTGAGCTATACAGCAAAGAGATGTTAGAATATTTTAGTCATCCCGGACTAAACTCGACACTACTCGGAAAGTTTGCGGATGATCCACTTGTGGCAGTGGCTAAAACCTCGCCAAAGACTTATTTTGAGGCAGGAAAAGCAATGGAGAGGGTTTTTCAGGATAGACTAACCGGGTCTAAATTATTCCCTGAGAAGTTCTTCATTTGTGAGGATATAAAAATACCTGAGTCGTTTATTGATGTGTACAAATCAAGTGACCCACTAACATCTCATTTTACATATACAAAAAAAGGAGAGTTCAGCAAAACTAAGGAGTCGTTGCACGATGTGATATTCCAGTGCCTCACAGATGAATTATATTTTGGAGGAGTGAAAAGGTACCCGATTACACTCAGTGATTATTTATCAATGCAGATTAGCATAGATAGATTGCTAAGCATGGAAATCGAATTGTTCGACAATGAATTTTATAAACTTTCCGAACTTATAAACGATAGGACTCTTTGGCAACATCCGGTTTATTGGCAATCGAACGGAATTAAAAAGAAGGCCCTGTACGACATGGTTGTTTTTTTTGAAAGAAAAGGCGAGGCATGGATATGCCCTCTCGATCTAAAATATGTCGTTTCATTATCTGGAATGCATCAATCTTTCAAAAATACGAGAAGCCGTTATATTTTGCAAGGGTTTCATTATTTCGAGGGGCTAGACTATGTTGAAGAGTTCGAGGAGTTTAATAAATACCCGCAAATGATATTTATAGTGGCCACAAAGACAGACCCGTTTTTCGTAGCCCCGTTTATGGTTTCTGACTATTCATTGGAAGATTGCTACTCAGAATACACAAAGTTAGCGCATGAGTGCGACCAGTGGATTAAAAATGGTAAGCCAGTTTCCGGAATAAAGAAGACGATAAAAAAGAGAATTTGGATTGACAACTATTAGTCGCTGGTGCTACTATTTGATAGTCAACAGTTGAGAAATTAAGCCGCGCATTGAGAGTCAAATCATTTTCTCTGATCTGTTGACACCTCTTGATACGCGGCTTTTTTATTTTAAGAGACCATGAAAGAAAGAATATCGAGGATGTATTTATCTGGTATGAGCGGGCTGGAGATATCGGAAGAGCTAGAGATGAATTTTCACACAGTGTATTACCACATAAAAACAAGCGGGGTTAAGAGAAGAAGCCTAAAGGAGGCTTCAGACTTGGCAAAAAGCAATGGCCGTATAAAGACAGGTGATAAGAGCACATCATGGAAAGGAGGTAATAATAACGGGTATAAGTGGGTGCATCATAACGGAAAAAGAATGCCTGAACAATATATAGTCATGGAGGAGCTAATAGGAAGACCTGTAAAAAAAGGCGAAGTTGTCCACCACAAGAACGGGGATCGTGCTGACAACAGAGTTGAAAACCTGGATCTAATGACAAAATCTGAACATTCTTCATTGCATAACCCAAAGGGGAAAAAATTAAAACAAGAAACGATAGAGAAGATGCGAAAAAGAATGTCAGGCAAGCACCGGAAAGAGGACCACTGGCAATGGAGGAAAGACATAACGAAAGATGTACTGATAGATGCACTTAGAAAATTCAATACAAAAACAGAGGCATCCGAATATCTAGGCATGTCAATTGACAACATAAAAAAGAGGGAGAAATACTACGGGATCTATAGGAACAACGCGAAATCATTAACGAAATATAAAATTCTAAACACGCTAAATAAAAACTGTACACTCAAACGATCAGCCGAGGTGCTTGGAGTAAATACTCTTACATTGTGTAGAAGAATAAAAAAATATGAGATTGACTATAAAAAGGAGTTGAAGAATGGAAAACGAATTTGATAAAGCAAGCTGTACATGTAACCACCAGTATGCAGACCAAAAAGCGAAATTAGGAGAAAAAATAAGCAAAATGCTTAAGTCCTTTGGTGCGGTTGCAGAGGATGGGAAAAACACCCACTCTAATTATGAGTACATAACAAGCAATAAAATGGTTGCTTTAATGAGGGAGCATCTTGAGAGTCACAGGCTTTCGATTATTCCTGAAATTGTTGACTATTCAGAATCAAAAGACGGGAAGTGGATCAGGTCAATCGTAAAAATGAAGTTCGAGATAATAGATATAGACACCGGGTATTCTATTGTTAAAATGTGGGTTGGTGCAGATCAGGACGTTGGCGGAAAGAGTTGTGGGCAGGCGATAACAGAAGCTTGCAAAAGGTTTTATTTTAAATTGTTTCAAGTGTCAAGCAAGGAAGAGAAAGACCCGGACGGGAAAACAACTGACACGCCCCCAGGGAAAAGCGATTCAAATCATCTGCCAGAAATACCGCACGATTCGTGGATGGATTTCTATAATTCGTGGGACGGTATAGTGTATGAAGGAAACACAGTTTACAAAGATAAGATAAAACATGCTTTAAATGATCGGCAAATCGGATATATTAAAAAATTCCCAAAGGAGCAAAATGCCAGCAATAAATAAAGTAATTTTAGTCGGAAATCTCTGCCAAGATCCAGAAAAAAGATCTACGCCTCAAGGTCATTCAGTGGTTTCCGTTTCGCTCGCTACGAATGAATCGTACAAAGGAAAAGACGGTTCAAAGCAGCAATCAACAGAATATCATAAGTTGGTATTCTGGAATCAAGTCGCCGATATTGTTTCGACTTATTGCAAAAAAGGATCTCTTATTTATGTCGAAGGTAAACTTCAGACAAGAAAGTGGACCGATAAGGATAATATCGAAAAATACACAACTGAAATTGTTGTTTCTCAAATGCAAATGCTCGACTCTAAACCATCAGGAAATCAGAGTCAGCAACAAAGCAATCAGGGGAATCAATACGATCCGTACCAAACACCTCCGCAGAGGTAAATAATCGTTGACATAATAGGTCTATATATGTAATGCTTATCTTGTCCAGTTGGAAGAAATAAGCCCAAAAGTCAAGAGTGCAATTAGATATTATTTCTTTTCGCTGGACAACTCTTAGATTTTTGGGCTTTTTAATTTTAAGGAAAGAATGAACGTAAAAGAATTTGAGAATGAAATTTTAAAGATGTATGTAGAGTTTATTCAAGACGTTGAATCCAGAGGGATCGTTTTTGGAATGGATAAGTTGAGAAGTTTGCAAAAAACATTCTTTTCGTTATCTGTAAATCTTGGAAGCTTTATAGAATACAGCGAAGGGTTGAATCATGCCATAGTCAAAGTGTCAGAGAATGTAAATGTTGTGGCTAATGAAGGTGATAAAGAGTCAGGATACATTTATATTGTTTCCTATGATGATATGACTAAAATAGGAATTTCAATTGACCCAAAATCAAGGATCAACTCTTTGCAAACTTCAAACCCTAAAAGTTTTGAAAATTTCTTTGTTTCAGAACGTACTGAGGACTATAAGAGCATAGAAAAACAATTACATGATTTTTTTAATGACCATAGGTTGAAGGGAGAATGGTTTGACATTACATTCGAAAGAGCCGTGTCCGCATTGAGAAAATTTATTTAAATACCGGACGAAAGATGGGGCTTTGTGAATTCGTACCCGGTAGAAATTTTAGACGAATATTTCGCAGCATAACAACATATAAAGAGGTTAATATGAAACTGGGAAAAATGAGTTCAATCGAGCAATACAGAAATGTAGTTAAGCATTTGATTAATTCGTCTCAATTCATGGGCATGTCAGATGAGGGCGAGCCAATTTATGACAAACTTGAGCCGAAACCAGTCGTTGAATTTACTGGAACGATTAAACTGCACGGGACAAACGCCTCTGTTGGATACGATCATATCGGAAATATCTGGGCTCAGAGCAAGTCGAACATAATCACGCCGTTGAATGATAATCACGGATTCGCCCAGTTTGTTCACAAAAAAGAAGAGATGTTCCATGATATTCTCAAAGCTATTACGCTGGGAGAGAATCAAGTTGTCTATCTATATGGCGAGTGGGCAGGAATTGGAATTCAAAGAGGGGTCGCTGTTTCCGAGTTGGAAAAGTCTTTTTATGCATTTGCTTTGAAGATGCAAACATTAGACGAAAACAACGAAGTCCTGAGAACGTCATACCTCCCGGTTGACTTTAAAAACGACATAGAAAACAGAATATTCAATATTTACAATTTCCCTACGTTTAAAGCTTCGGTCGATTGCTCAGAGCCGCATGTTGCTCAGAATATGCTGGTTGCTCTGGTTGCTGAGATCGAAAAAGAATGTCCAGTTGCCAAAGAACTCGGAGTGTCAGGCATTGGCGAGGGTCTTGTTTTTGTCGGAGATTACAAAGAAAATAGATACACGTTCAAGGTTAAGGGCGAGAAGCACGCCGGAAAGTCAAAGATTAAAAAGCTGAATAAGGTCGATGACGCCAAGATTAATCTTGTCAACGAGACTGTCAACAAAGTCCTTCCAACTTGGAGGCTTGACCAGTTTTTTAACGAAGTGGTCGGAGAGGATACCGACAGGAAAAAGCTGGGGGATTACATCAGGGCTGTACTTTCAGACGTTGTGAAAGAAGAAATTGACGTTCTATCCGACGCTGGTCTAACTGTGAAGGATATCGGGAAAACTGTCTCCGATCAGGCCAGGAATTATTTCTTTGAGCGCGAGAAAATGAGTCAATAAATGAACTTCAAACACAACAAAGATACATCAGGAGTAATGAACTGCCGACCTTAAATAATACCATCATTGGAGTTAATTGAAAGATGAATCTAAAAGAATTCACGAAAGACCTGGACATTGTTTTCTTGTGCAAGTTCGGTTCACATTTATACGGAACTGCAACGGAAAATTCTGATACTGATATCAAAGGTATTTTTTTACCGACAAAAGAACAGTGCTTTTTGAATAAGATCCCGAGGTCATTAACGTACAATTCAAAGTCAAGTAACGACGAGAAAAACACGTCTGAGGATATCGACGTTGAACTGTATTCACTGCATTATTACCTAGAATTGTTGAAAAAGGGAGACACCGGGGCTCTCGATATTCTACACGCTTGGAGTGATGACAATGCAATCATGCAGCATAGTACTATTTTTGTAGAACTTTATGAGAATAGAAATGATTTCTATACGACTAATCTACGTGCATTTGTTGGTTATTGTCGCACTCAAGCTGCTAAATATGGGATTAAAGGAAGTCGGTTGAATGATGCTCGAAAAGTGCTTGATTTTCTTAAGAATCAAAAACCTTCCGAAACAATTGGCTTACATTGGAACAATTTACCGAGTGGGGAACATATTAAATTTATTCCTGCTAATCCAGAAAATGGTTTTCAGTTTCCAATGTATGAAGTTTGTAACAGAAAAGTACAGTCAACCGTAACCGTTCAATATGCATATGATGTGATTGAAAAGTTTTACAAGTCATATGGAGAACGGGCAAAACTAGCGGCTAAGAATGAGGGGATTGACTGGAAAGCAGTGTCACACGCTTTAAGATGTGCTTATCAAATGAGGTCTGTTTATCGTGATGGTGACATTATTTTCCCATTGCCGGAGGCTGGTGAGCTATTAAAAGTCAAAAATGGTGAATGCGATTATATGTCAGAGGTAGCGCCTAGGCTTGAATCGTTAATGGATGAAGTTGAGGATCTTTGTGCAAATTCCAATCTACCTAAAAAGGTAGACTCTAAAAAATACGAAAAATGGCTTTTACAATTTTACGCATAAAACCGCAAGGAATAATTAGCCTTGAATCAGGTGATTACGTTTTCAGGTCTGATCATTGCGGTGAGATAAAGTATTGGGCGTGGAAGATAGAGCCGGTTTGCACTGATCGTTCTCAGTGCTATAAATGGGAGAAATTGCCACGTCCTAAAAAATCACTGTTTAAAGGTGACGTTGTTTTATTTGATCTTGAAAATCCACCGAGAACAGTCTCATATCTGCAAATTTTGGAATAACTACAGAAGAGAATTAAATGAATATAAACGATAGATTCGAGCTGTACAATGACGACCATTTAAAATTTGAAAAAGTTGAGAACAAGAAAAGCACAAGACCTGATCTTCATGCATTTATTACGCTTGATAAGTTTTTCCCTAACTATGGGAGTGATATTATATCAGCGGCCGAGCACGATGAAATATTCATAGATCTCGAAGAGAAACACATTGAGAAACTATCAGACGGTCAGATATTAGAACTTGTTCGATGCGGTGTTTTCTATAACGAAGAATATGACTGTCTTGGCATGTTTGTGTAATTAAAGAACTATTCTTAACAGTGATTATTTTATACAGGGTAGGGAATGAAAAAGCATAAAGAAGAAACACTCACAGAGTGTCTGGATAAAATTAAGGAAATTCTCAAAGAATACAATTCGCGTATTGTTTATGATGATGAACTAAATAAAGTAATAATTCATGATCTGGATACAAACCGCTTTGAGCTTTTTGATTAAACATATATTTTATACAAGGAAAGTGATGGAATTTATCAATCTATCTAAAGAATCGATGCCAGAGCCGAACACGCTTGTTTGGTGCAAAAGAAAGGATGGGCGTGCTATTTTAGCGACACGTGGCAACCATCCCCTATCAATAAATGTTGATGATCCTTCTAAGGATTGCTACTGGTATGGATTCCCTGAGACATGGGGATTATTTATCACGATTAACCATGTGATCGATTATTCTATAAATTTTTCAGACACAACAGTGGAAGGATTTTACATCTTTGAAAAGCCAAGTTTTAAATGAAACAAAAAACTTTCGCCCATAACTACGGAAGAGAATGAAAGTATATCTCAAGAAATCATTAAATGGTTTTAGTCCAGCTGATGAAGATTCAGAAAAGTACCACAAGAAATGCAAGCTTGAAACAGTCTACTATTTCGATGTTAAGAAGGTAAAAGATCAGCGCAATTACAAGCTACTTCAAAAATACTGGACTATGCTTGGCGTTGCGGTCGAAAACACAGAAACGTACAGAAACAAAGAAGACCTTCACCATGATATAAAATGGGCTCTAGATATCACAATTGTAAAACAGAATATGTTAACCGGTGAAATGATGAAAGAGGTTGGGTCCGTGGCTTTTGACAAGATGGAAAACGATGAATTCAACCAATACTATTCTGATTCGGTTGGGGTTGTTTTAAGCAAGGTTCTGAAAGGGGTTTCAGAAAAAGAGCTTGATAATGCAGTAAACGAGATTCTAGGATTTGCTTAGAATTAAAATAAAGGATGAATCGATGGAACACAAATTTTATTATTTAAGAGCTATCGGGTACGGTAGACACCCGGTAATCACGGTATGTTTAGTTAAAAACGGAGACGGCATTATTAGCCGTGGAGTAGCGATCTGTAGCGTCGATGATAATTTTATCAAAAAAAAAGGGCGGGATCTGTCTTCAGCCAGAGCAAAAAAGGCAAATGGCACCCACTCAGACCACGAAAAACACCTAATTAAATTTTATCGCTCACGAAGGGATTCAATCAATCGAATGGAGACTGTTCTAATTCTAAACAGTATGACGTTCAAAGATATTGGTTACCTTTATCAATACGACATAAAACCGACCGAATTTGAATCAAAACTGTTTAAAAAATGGGGAAACCAAGAAAAAACATGGCTAAATGCGAATGTTTAGATTGACAATACTATTATAATAATATAAGGATAGTAATATGGAAACACAATTGTGTTTAAGATGCGGGCATAATTGGTACAAGAGAAAACCCGCCAAACCGAAGTGGTGCCCAATGTGCAAAAGTCCTTATTGGGATAGGCCGCGTAGAAATATCATAAAAAATGGAATTGATAAAAAAGCTGGATATTAGAAAGCGTGAAAACGGGTTCAGCGTTGTTAGATTTGGGTTGTTCTATTGCCACAAATGCAAAAAAGAGGTGGAAAGGGGTCTTTATGACGGTAAAAAATATAAATCTTGCGGGTGCTGGAAAAATGGTCAAAGATATGAACCGGAGTGGGTAGTGTGGCACGGGATGAAGCTTAGGTGTTATACAAAAACATGCTCAAGTTATAGATGGTACGGGGCCAGGGGAATAAAAGTGTGTGAAGAGTGGAGATCTTCGTCGAAGTCTTTTATAATTTGGGCGCGTGAAAACGGATACGAGAAAGGACTCGAGATAGACCGCATAGATCCTAACGGTGACTATGAGCCGTCTAATTGTAGGTTTGTCAGAAGAGTTGACAATTTAAGGGCTAGAAGGTCTATGAAGCTCAGTATGCTTAAGGCCGAGATGATAAGAGATCTCCATAAAACAGGAAACTATAATTCCGGTGAACTATCCCAGGTTTTTGGGGTAAGTGACCAAAACATAAGAGCTGTCATCAGGGGTATATTGTGGAATGATAACAAATAATCAACACGGCCCGGCACACCCAAAACCTGGGGAAAAGATCAAGAAAGTAAAAAAAACTTCCCGTAAAAAGATCAGGGAGATTGAAAAACCTGATAGGTTTCATTGCCGTTTCTGCGGGGAGCCAGACGACGATACCAGCTATTATCATCACTGCGAAGACCCTGACATAAAATTCCTGTCAGGGGGAGGCATAACTAGCGGAAAGATCCCTGATCAGTTAACCGTTTGGGGTCATCACTTATGTGGAACTGAAATGTCAGAAAAGCCATCAAAGAGGATAGAAGAAACTCAAGAGGCGTTTACAATGCGCTTTTATGAGTGGAAAAACAAGTGGAAGCTGGCATTGATTAAAACATGGCTGGTATAATTAATTATTGACAATTCGAATAAAATCTGTATAATAGATAACTATGGAAAGTTACAAATTAACTATTAATAGGTCGTATTATTCCCAAACGGCCCACGAGTTTAATCTCCCGACTGGTCACACTTGCCCGTCGGCCTTGGTTTGTAAGATTTCAGTTGATAGAAAAACCGGTAAGTTTAACGATGAGAGTTCACGGTTTAGATGCTACGCGGCGAGCGCTGAGAGATACCCGACGGCCAGAAAAAGGCGTTGGCTGAACTACGATTATGTGGCGGCCGGTGGCGTTGTCGATATTCCGTATAAGTGTAAGCGTGTAAGGATTCACCAGAGCGGAGATTTTTTCAGCCAAGAATACCTCGACATGTGGTTGGGCGTTTGCGAGAATAACCCGCTTGTAGAATTTTGGGCGTTTACAAAGAGTATTAATTTTTGGATAAAGCGGCTTGGTAGAATGCCACGCAATTTGACATTGACCGCCAGTTACGGCGGAAAGCATGACCATTTAATAAAACACTACGGGCTTAAGTCGATCAAAGTCGTGAAGAGTATAAAAGATTCTGGCGGTCTTCCCATTGATTCGAACGCGGCGAGAATGAAAACAGGGGATTTTTGCATACTTGACACGACCATGAGAGAGCACAAGGGATGCACTGGCGTCCCACACGGGGACGGGCTAATAAAAGAAAAAACGGAATACATCCCCGGCAAAGTGACATATTTATATTTTTAGCTGGATAATAATGAGAAATACGGGCCATAAATGGAAAGTACAAACAGGCATAAACCACTAAGCGAATTAGACAAATGCATACGTTTTCTAATCGCTAACGGTTGGGAATTGGAAGAGTATTGCGCGAAAGAAGAGTTTAGATCATATTCAAAAGAATGTCATTACGGGATTGATATATCAGACGGCGAGATAGTTTTCATCGATGACACTGGAGATTTTCTTCACTTGCCTATCAATTACTATTCCCTGGTTGGTGTTTTAGTTCACTATAGGCAGATATCGTTTAATTTTAAGCAGTATTCTGATTACAAGGTAAAAATAGTTAACCGAATTCCAAAACAGGATAAAAATGAGCGAATCAAAATTTAAAACTATGCGGCATATTGAAACAGTAAGAAACTATTTAAACGTGGTTATCCATGATCTGTTGGATAGGGCTGAAATGCATGATCAGTCTAAACTTCAATCGCCAGAGGTTGAAATATTCGAGGAGTACACGCCAAAGCTCAGGGGTATAACATACGGGTCTGTTGAATATAAGCAATACATGAAGGAAATGAAAGTTGCTATTGATCATCATAATTCAGTCAATACTCATCACCCGGAAAACCACCAAAACGGTATAAAAGGGATGTGCCTAGTCGATCTAATTGAGATGATTTGCGATTGGTATTCAGCCACATTGAGACATGAAGACGGGAATATTTATGAAAGCATCAATATGAATCAGGAGAGGTTTGGGTATTCTGATGAACTTAAACAGATATTCAGAAACACGGCGTGTTTTCTTGAAAATATGAACGTCAGACACTGGGCGAATGAATCATAACATAGGATAAACAATGTATTTTATAATGCTAAGACACCCAAACGGGAAACCAATGCCAATCGTAGAAGATGAGGATAACATAAAACTATTCGAATCATACGAAAAGGCTGAAGAGTGGACCGCTGACAGTGGAGCTGCTCAGGCTTATGGATATGAGATTTATGAATGGTGAATTTATAAAGCACTGTATTGATAAGTGCTATTGTGAAACTTGACTCGTTTGTTTATTAATGTTAACTTAATGTAAGATAAATTAAACTACTATGGAAATAACAAGAGACAATGCAAAAACTGAGCTCTACAACTTCAGAATGAAAAATAATATAACTCAGGAAAAGTTGTCGGATAAAACTGGGGTCTCCAGACCTACAATTGTTTCAATCGAAAAGGGAAGAATACAACCAAGGGCGAATACGCTCTATCGGATTAATGAGTTTGTAAAGCTATTTTAATAATATGGATAATGGGTATTGGGTTCCCATTAGCAAGGCTTTTGCCGATTCACTACCTAGAACTAGGAAATTCACAGAGCTCGAAGCCGTTTACTCGCTTCAATTGGACTTTGATAATGATACTCCTGTTACTATTTCTGGTTGCTCTGGTAGATGGGGGTGGTCAAGGGACAAGGTTAGAAAATTCCTTGCTGATATATGGGTTGAGATAGAATATGATAAAGATACTAAATCATTTAAGAAGCAAAAAGGTAAAATAAAAAAAACATTAAACCAACAACAAATCGACATTAAACCTGCATTAAAAAAACATAAAAGATTCATTGATAACAGTGAGGAGCAGAGACAAAAAAACATAAAAAAATCATTAAACCGACAAGAAAAAAACATGAACCACGACACAACTAAGGAACCTGATACTAAACCTAAGCCTAAACCTAAAGAATATTCCGAAGACTCTACCGAGTTTCGGTTGTCTTCTTATTTGATGAATAACATTAGAAAGAACTTACCAGAATTCAAAACACCTGATTTACAGAAATGGTCAAAAGATTTTAGTATTATTCTTAGAAATGATTCAGGCAACGTCGACGAGTTAAAAAGCCTTGTGAGATACGTACAAAGTGAATCTTTCTTTATACCTAACATTCTCAGCCCGTCAAAATTTCACAAGAGGTTTAACGAGATCAAGCTGAGGCATTCACAGAAAATAAAAAAGAAGTCAAGCGGAAACCTGTCAGAGGGTGCAAAAAACCTACTAAGTGAGATAGCTAATGGACAATGATATAAAAACGCAAGTGCTAGAGATAGTTTGTGAAATGTGTGGAAAAGAAAAAACAAAAACTCTAGAGTATATTTGGAAAACCGGGTTAGAGGATGTTCAGTGTGACAAGCTAAAATTAGCTATTAAATATTATTGCAAACATGCCGAAGATAGATTTATGCCTACTCCTGCAAAGTTTATGTCATATCTAAAGCACGATGACCCGCACGGAAATAAAGCGGCTCAAAAAAAGATTGATGAAACTAGAAAAATGCTCAATGAGGATTACGCATGATTTCTGAAAACAAATCGGTTCTAACTATACCTCACGATTTTGAAGCCGAACAATCTGTTATTGGAGCTATATTTTATGATAACTCTCTGTTTGATGAAGTGGGCAGCATTTTAACACCAAATAGCTTTCACGAAGAAACACACAAACAAATATTCAGAGCAATTATAGAGTTATGTGCAGAGTCAAAGCCTATCGATGAGGTTATTATAGGCGATAAGCTAAAGGAACTCGGAAAGCTTGAAGATTGCGGCGGTTACGCATATCTTGCTGAGTTGGTGGATTGCGTTCCAAGTTCAGGAAATATCGTTTATTATGCAAAAATAATCCAAGAACACGCGCTACTGAGAGACTTAATTCGCACAACTTCAGATATAGGAATAAAGGCAAGAGATCCGCAGCAGTCAGTAAAAGAGCTTATAAATGAAGCAATAGAAAAAGTAACAGCTATCAGGATTGAAGAAAACCACTCAGAGCCAATCAAAGATATTTTGATGAGGAACTTCGACAGGCTTGAGCATATATCAGCTAACAAGGGAGAAATAACAGGAACTCCAACGGGGTTTGTTGATATTAACAGGATGATGAGTGGTTTACAACCTACTGACTTGATAATTTTAGCTGCAAGGCCATCGATGGGAAAAACATCACTAGCCTTAAATATAGCTTCTTATGTGGCTATAAAACATCAAGAAATGGGCGCTGTTTTAATGTTCAGCCTCGAAATGTCAAAAGAACAATTAGGTATGAGACTCCTATCTTCAGAGTCTAAAATAGATAATAAAAAATTAAGGTCCGGAAATTTTGAGCAAGAGGACTGGGATAAACTTGGCAGGGCGACAGATATTATTTCAGGGTCTAGCTTGATAATAGATGATCGATCATCAATCACAGTCCAGGAAATAATTTCAACTGTAAGGCACTACGACAAGAAATTAAAATACGGTGTCGGTCCGGTAGTAGTTGATTATTTGCAACTGATGAGCGGAAACAAATCAGAAAATAGAGATCAACAACTAGGATCAATAACAAGAGCGTTGAAAGGTCTAGCGAAGGATTTAGGGATACCTGTGATATTACTATCCCAGCTTAACAGGGCACTAGAAAACAGGTCCGACAAAAGGCCGAAACTGTCTGATTTAAGAGAATCAGGATCAATCGAACAGGATGCGGATATCGTTATTTTTGTTTATCGTGATGAGGTTTATAACGAAAATACAGATAAAAAAGGAATAGCCGAGATAATATTTTCAAAACACAGAAACGGGCCAACCGGCATGGCCGAACTAGTTTTTCAAGGAAAATACACAAGGTTTTTTAACATGTCACAAATCAATCAACCGCCCCGATCTTTTAAAGAGACATTTAACCCTAATCACTTTAACGAGAAACAATGAATCCAGAACAACCAGCTGAAGACGTGTCAATATTCAATGAATGGTATAAAAACCACCAAGATCTCGAACAGATAACCATCCCACATGAAAAGGCTAGATTTATTTGGTCATACGCAACAAAAGAAGAGAGAGTCAGAATCCTATCAGCACTAAACAAGATAGATGCAAGCAAACACAATTCAATGTCTCTAATGCTAGAGATGAAACGAATAATTAGGGGTGAATCATGATCGGGGCAATAGTATCGTTTTTTATTTGTTCAGCGGTGTCGTTGTATTTTTTCTATCGCAAGAGGAGTGACACATCTTTACTTTTCGTGCTCATTGTCAGCTTCTTTTTACTGGGGGCGTCAATCTCGTTTGAATCTGCGAATTATCTCAATGATAGGACGTGGTGTAGATTTTATGGGAGGCTTATCACCGCAGGAGCTGTTAAGGAAGATGACGGATTTATTAAGGTGTTCGGGTGTGACTTACCTAGTAAAAATAACAATTGACATAATCCATTGAACTATAGTAGAATCAAACAATACATTAATTATAAATCATAGTGAAATTCAACATTAAACGAGGGTAGATTATGGGTGAAATGATAGGGAAAACTATAAAGGAGTCAGATAGGGACGAATTAACCGCAGCTGCTTATGAAATGCAGAATGCTTACCAAAATACTAAAACATGGTATGAAGCTATTCATCTGGTGCATGAAAAACACCCTACGGTAATGCTATGGCTGCTAGAAGGAATGTGGCGTGCCATTGATGCATACGTTGATATAAATGAATGATTCTTTAAACATTAAATAGGAGGTGATTGTGAGTACAGTAATACATGATGTTGAGCTACCAAAAGACTTTAAAAAAAGTGACTTACTCGCATTGCTAGTGCAAGCAATCCAAGATTGCAATAATGAAGAGTATATTATTTTTTGGCTTGCTGGTATCCAACTTGAATTTGATTTCAGAGAACACATGATAAGTGTTGTCGTATTAGTTACCATAAACCAGGCAAGTACAAAAAGAAAAGGCAAACAATGAACCTATACGAATACACATCACCAAACGGCAAAACAAAGGAAGTAAAGCTACCAGGTCACTTAAACGAGTTCGAGTTCTCGCAAAAATGCAAGCAAGAGGGGTCTAAAATAGTCCCTGGCAGCGTTAAATTTATTTATGAAGCTCAGAGGTTCAAGAATAGGCAAATCGAGTTTATTAGGTGCCATAAAACAACGTTTGGTGCTAAACCTGTAACAATAGGAGTGGTGGAATGAAAAAAGAAGATATGGTTTGTACGTTTGAACAGGCAAAAAAAATACACAATTCCGGTGTTGAAAATCTATCAACTTTATTTGTGTGGGGGAAAGGATCTGACAATATATACAAACTTCAGTTCAATATAGAATTTTGTGGAGAAAGTGAATATTGTTCTTTTATCCCAGCTTACACAGTGGCAGAGCTTGGTGTTTTGTTGCCTATTTCGCTTCCGAATGAGGAAGAAGATTATGAGGGAGATGAGGTTGTTATATTTCAAAGAAAGAGGGGTTGGGGTATTGATATTTGGTATGAGGATATATATCAAGATGTGATTGTTTACCCAAAAAGGACACACAGGGATGATGAAAAGCACGACGGTTTTTTCACTGGTAAAACAGAAGCACAGGCAAGAGCGGATGCTCTTATCTGGTTACTCGAAAACGAACATGTAAACCCGAAGAATCTAAAACTATGACAGAACTACCTAAAGAAATACAAGAGTGGATGGATAAAACAATTCCGGAACTCGAAACGAAAGGGGGAAGATCGTTATTTTCGGAAATAATCAGGAAAAACGGTCTTCTTAGTGGGGCTGACTGTAAACAATCGCACTACAATAAAAGAAAAAGTTTCGAGAAAGTGCCAAAGGCTGTCCGCGAGTGGTTGAAAACAAAGGAGTTGCTAGAGATTGAATTTAGTAAAGAAAAGTATTGACATAGTTATTTACTTAGGGTTAAGATTAGACAACAAATCAGCAATAAACCCGAACCGGAGAGAGGAAATGACCAGCGAATGGATAGATGTTGATGCTGAACTAGTAAAGCAGACAGAAAAGGCAGTTTTGTTAGACTTTGGAGCTGATAGAGGATGTCATCATCAAGCATGGGTTCCAAAGTCACACTATCGAGAAATAGAAAGAAAAGCTTTTAAAGTCCAGCAGATTACTAAACAATGGGTTTCTAGAGAATCACTTTGGAGATGGATTTAACCAAAATCCGGGGCAATCCGTAAAATTATTAGCAGGGGTGGAAAATGACTGAAAGCATAATAAGAAGCGAACACGTATCAGAAAAAGCGGTTAAGAATCCCGATCAAGAACAAAAACCCGTAAGCATTAAAGTGTGCGATGATCATCATCCTGAGATATGCGACCTATTCTGCGATGGTAGATTCAACGAATGCAAATTCTCTAAAAAACAAGGGGACCATGAAAAATAAAATAATAATTCTAACCGCTGTATCAATGGCCGCGGTTGTTCTAGTGTATAAATACGCCAATGAGATCGTGTCCGGATACAAGGCAATCATGAACAGGATTGAAAGTGAAAACGTATAATTGGAAGTTTGTCTTGCAAGTGAGATCATCAAAAACAACCGGCAAGCGAACTGAAAAACTTACTATCTGGTTATGCGAAGGTAACAAGGCGTTGAAATCAACAGAAGACGCAAACGCAGCACTGGCTACCGAAGTAAGGCTACTAAGCGAGGGTCATTCAATAGACGAGCCAACAGTTGACATGTATTTTGCCGAGGGCCTTAAAAAATACAATAGCGGTCTTGGTGACAATTACGTTTGGAATATAAAACGAATGACACCGAAAGAATTCAATAATTGGAAGGAAAAAGAAGAAAAACCAAAACAGGTGAGTTTTTAATGGTAACAATAAACAGGAAGGAGTTTTTAGAATACACCAAGTTTTTAAAACCGGCGATTGGTGATAACGAGTCTAGGAAAAATCTAACCGTTCTAAATATTGAGAGTGTAAACAGAGACATTATCCATTTCACCGCGGCCGATTCGTTTATTATAAAACGTGTTAAATTTGAGCAGATCGGCGGGTCAGGGTTTAAAAATTTCTCAATTCATAAAAAAGTATTATCCCTGTTTGAATCAATTTGCAGGCTTGAGAATAGGCAGGACAACGTTGAAATTTCTAGTTCTGTTTTAAAATGTGGCGACCTTGCGTTAAAATATGTGCAGTCAGAAACAGAATACCCAAACCTAGAAAGACTCATTGCAACCGAATACGACAAAAAACCGGTCGATAATTATTCAGGTCTAAACGCTTATTTTTTAGAGAAGGCGCTGACCGGGTTTTCAAAGACTCAAAAAGAAGTCGTAAAGGTTTGGTTTAAGAATAAAAATGCCCCTGTTAAAATAACAAGTCAGTGCGGTAATTATACGGCTATTATTATGGCCGTCCGGGTAAGGTGGTAATGTATGATAATAAAAATAGACCCGGTTTCAAAGCCGAGGCAAACTGTTTCTGACAAGTGGAATAAAAGGAAGTGTGTTGTTGCGTACAGATCATTCGCCGACGAACTCAGATATAAATGTAATCTTGCCAAGTATGAGATAGGCGAGTCCGTCGGGGTGACGTTCATTATTCCCATGCCTAAATCATGGACAAAAAAGAGGAAGTCCGAGATGGAAGGCAAACCACACCAGCAAACACCAGATATTGATAACCTATTCAAGGCATTTTCAGACGCTCTATCCAAGGGCGACTCATTCATTTACTACATAACGGCCGGTAAATTTTGGGGCAAAGAGGGCGCTATTATCATAAACGAATAATATTGACAAAACACCATAAAACAAGTAGGATCAAAGGAAAAACAGCCGCTCGAACTCAGGTTACTCTCCTTTCCTGGTTGTAGTTTGGGCGGCAATAGCAATAAATTTTTAGAGGGATTAATAATGAAATGTTTTTATCACAAGTCTGATTTAGATGGTCATTGCTCAGGTGCTATCATAAGACAAGAAAATCCAGAATGTGAAATGATAGGCGTTGATTACACCGATTCACTAGATTCATTAAAGATGAGAGGGTGTTTTCAATCAGGTGAAACTGTTTTTGTTGTTGATTTTTCATTTTCACTGTCAGATATGGAGTATCTAAATGATCATACAGATTTAGTATGGATAGATCATCATAAATCAGCAATTGAGAAATGTAAATCAATCGAATGCAGTGGCGCGAGGGAAATAGGTAAGGCAGGATGTGAGCTAACATGGGAATATATGCACCCGATTTCAATGCCAAGATCGGTAAAACTCCTTGGCAGATATGATGTGTGGGATCATGTAAATCCTGATGTGCTACCGTTTCAATATGGATTTAGGTCGCTTCCCGATACTCTTCCAGAGTCGGAAATATGGGAATATATTCTTTTGCCTAACCCAGATGATATTGACAGAATAATCAGTTTGGGGATGACAATAATTGATTATGAAAGAAAGCAAAATAAGATCTATGCGAAAGGTATGAGCTACGAATCAGAATTAGAAGGGCTGAGAGCAATTGTAATTAACAAAGCTTTTTCTAATTCAAAAATATTCGACTCCGTATATGACCCTGAAAAGCATGACATTATGGTACTATTTGGTATCAAACAAGGAGAATACAAATACTCTTTGTATTCAACAAAAGACAGCGTCGACGTTTCAGAAATAGCTGTTAAATATGGCGGAGGTGGCCATAAAGGGGCCGCTGGTTTTTATTCAAAAACTCAATTGGTTTAATAAACAAATGGAATACGATAAAGATCATTTAGTTAAAATAGAAGACATCATTCAAGACGCTGTTTATGAGTCTCTTGTTGATGATAGCGACGCCGGATCAATCGACGCCGATGCATTTATCGAAGAAATAAGATCGAGATCAGAAAGACTAAGGTCTGAATTTGCGTTCTCAGTCATCAAGGGGAAAAACCACGTGGCAACAATGATGATGGTTCAAGAACTGATAAAACTATCACAAGATGAGGAATATTAGTGAACCTGACTCTTCCGGTAAAAACTGAGTATTTCAACGAGATATTGTCCGGGGCCAAGAAGTATGAGTACAGGCTATATAATAAATATTGGAAAAAAAGGATACACGGCAAGGACTTCAAAACCGTAACTATTACGAAGGGGTACCCAAAAAGGGAAGACGAGTCAAGAAGGATAGTCAGACCATACAGTGGTTATAAAATAAAAATAATAAAACACCCGCACTTTGGCAACAGGGAGGTGATGGTTTTTGCGATAAAAGTAAACTAAAATGAAAAAGAAACAAGTAACGAATAAACAAATCAAATCGAAAAAAGGGTTTAATCCCAATTCGAAATTTATCGAAAGTGCGGTGTCTGAATTCTTAAAACGTGGTGGAAGGATCGACAAGGTCGAGACTGATCAAACGTTCTATCAGGATTCAAATATATTCGGTCAAAATGATAAAATAAGCGAGATGGAAGAACGATGAAACTAAAACCTGAAATCATAGGGCGATCAGACTTTGACAATCTCCTCAAAGGAACGACAGCAAAAGAAGTACTACTCGAGATCATAAACTCAGACTTTTACATTTCAAGGACCGTCGAAATATTCAGGAAAGAGATTCAAGATCAGCTAAAATTAGCAGACTTAGAGAGGTTTATCATAAAATGAAAAGATTCATTGAAATTTTAAAGGAGGAGGAAGAAAAAGCCCTATCATCAAAAACAAGCTGGGGCAAGAATGAACGCTTTGATACGGTATTATTCAGAGGTTGGTAAATGATAATAAAAGTTGACATTGGGACCGTAGATGTAGACGTTTTTGAAGACCCTGAATATTGTTGTGAAAAACTGTTAAGTATGCAGAAACTTCCTGATGATAGATGCCAAAATCTTACAAACTCAGGGCAGTGCGAATTTTTTAGCACCGGTCACCCTGAAAATTACCTATTCATGACAGATCACCCAAAGTTTAGAAAGTGTGAAGAGTGCAAAGAAGCTATCAAAAAGTATAAAGAAAGCGATAACAGAATCAACAGACAACCTCGAACTATATCAAGCTCTCTGTAAAATATTAGAACAGGAGTACATGAATATAGACTTCGATGAATTTTGGAATGAAATAATAAATGAAAAAGTTAAATACAAGACTAGTAAAATCAAGGATGAACGATAACGGGTGGACTATGCATGACCTCGCAGCATACACGAACACGTCGTTATCAACGGCTCATAATTGGCTAAGAGGCACGGTCCCCAAGCCTGACAAGCTATCAATAATTTGTAAAAAGCTTGCGATCAAAAAAGACAACATTATCGACAGCGGGTGGACAGAAACAAGACCAGCTAAAAAAGGCGAATATTTTGTGAGAACAAAAAAAAATGGTGTCATCATCGCCCACTATTCACTAAGATATAACAGGTGGACGCTGTACAATGACTCTGAAAAGGGAATAGACGTGATTGAATGGCAACAAATCATTTACCCGGTATAAATCATGAAAACACTATCAAAGCTAATCAAAGAAAGAAAATACGCCGAGGCGAAGTCAATCATCTTAGAAAATAGAGATCAGATAGAAGAGATTGCGGACACTCTCCTAATGATTATTGACGACATGGCAGGGGCGAAAATCAGAGAAATAGAATACGGTCAGATTGACAGATTACCGGATATTGGGTGTGCGAGCAGAACGTGGAGATTTTTAGAAGACGGTGAAAAAGGCGAAAATCTCTGTAGTTTTGAGCCTGATAAATCAAGCGCGGATCTATATTCAGTGGATCAATCCAGCGGAAGTGATGAAATAACGGACAAAGATGTCCAAGATTTCACGGACGTTCTAAATAAGCACTACGGAACACCCAAAGAGCAACACAGCAAACGGTTATACGATACGGTAAGTGCCCAGCTTCCCGGAAAAATACACTCTATTAGCTCGACAGTCAGATTATCGGACGGGTACAACAACCGAGATCCGCACACTATGAAAGCTAACAATACAGACGGTTATGTGTTTGAGAAATCAGAATCAAGCGCTGATAAGTATGAAGATTGTTGGTATGATACGATTCACAAAGGCATGATTGAGTTAATATCTGAGCTGCCATCTGTTGTAAGGTGTACCGTTTACGAAGACGGGACTGGCAGAACTTTTGAAACAACTGTCCACGCCATAGACGACTCGGAAGTTGTCAAGATAGCGGGGATAATACACTACAAACGCGCTGCGGGGGTCTGTGCACGTGGCGGGGTTGCGGTTGAGTTCGCCGACTATATCGGTGAGTTGTGCCAGGAGCGGTTCAACCTTGTAATAGTAAACAGCATATAATTATCTTGACAGAATAACATCAATCATGAGATGCTTAAACCTACAAAACAGCATGAGAAGTTGAAAGTCTTCTCAATGATCGCCGTGAGAAAATAAAAAGTATCGGGGAGTCCTGGCAGGAAAGAAAAGCGAGTATGGCAAATCCGAGGCGGTCCAAGATCTAAGAGGTGTATTGAATTAGCCATGAGATGTTAAAACTGATGGTAGCGAAAGGATGCCCAGAGTCCCTAATCGATACATCTCTGCCTGATAAAGAAGAAAAGAGAATCTTAAAAATATACTTTTAACTTCAATCATAGGAGGAAAAACCCATCCGTCCCAAAGCGCTATCGGGTAATGTCGTGAGGCATGAAAGGATTATACTAAATAACTAGCGTGACTACTCCGCTTGGTGAGTGCTTAAGGCGATTCATCAAAAACCAGAATAAGACAATAGATAAGATCAACCAAAGATGTTTGACGACGCCCTAACGGGACACAGAAACACAGATATTTGAGTATCTGATCAAAGGCCAATCGAAACGGTTTGAACCCGTTACTCGTGATTATTTTGATGATAGTCAAGGCTATATACTGCACCGGCACTCGGCGGACCATAGTTAGGTCATGCCAGCACCTCTGATCGCAATTCGATTATGTTAATTCCTGGCCGGATAAATAGAAGTACAAAAGAGGTGATGGGTTTAAATTCTGAAAATCTTAGCGTAATACCTCTGCAGCTCATCACCTCATTAACTAATTTACGAACGTGGGCTACCCAGCTCGGTTGACATGGTAGCATCTGGCCCGGCATTCATTTGAGATACCACATAGCGTGGAGTCCTCCAAGCCGGGGAATAACTGAGGACCTAGACCGGGCGACAGAATGGATCTGCTTAATGCAGATAACGCGCAGCGGAATTTTTGCAATGTGATACTCCAGGGGAACCCTCAATGCATCGAAAAGAGCGCTCGAAAATCTCGATGTTAAGGAAGCCGAACAATACCCCCGAACAAACAATATTGCCGTGCCGCCTGTCCATGTTAAACAGGCGTTTCAATTAGCTGCCGTGGATAAGAAGGTTAAGTCACCACGCTTTCAACGTGGTCATCGCAGGTTCGAGCCATGTCAGCAGTACCATGTCCATATAGTATAAAATAGGAATAATGCACCAGCCTGTCAAGCTGGATTATGAGAGTTCGAGTCTCTTTATAGTCGCCAACGATTGCAGATCTAAAACAATAGAATATGATCCACAAACAACTTAGGTGTTAACAGATGATCGAGAAGATGACCCCCGGCAAATATCAACCATACCATGTATGGAATAAAGCTTACTGGAATTTTACCAAACGAGACTGGAAAGACTGGTTAAAATCCTTTTCAACTTTACCAATAAGAGAATATAATAGTCATATTGGGTCTTGCTTAGACATGTATTGTCGTCACGATTTTAAGGAACTGCAATGGCACATATAAAGATGGATAGCATTCGCGTTATGGATGCGTGTGTAAGAAAACTACATGAACACGGGTTCTCAATAGATACGGAATTAAAGAAAGGTGAGCCGGTGACGATATGGCCGAAAGACGTCGGCCTTCAAGAGTTATACGTTGTGTGTGAAATTGGAGGTTTGTCGTCATATTGTGTTAAAGAAATGAAAGGTATTGCGCTCGATAGCTATGAATATAAAATTCTAAAAGACTACCTATGATAGGATTCGACGCTTACTGCATATACTGGATAATAATATTAACCTACGCTTTTATATTATCATGAAAATAGCACGGTGCAAAATATGCGGCGGCAAGCCTGATGGCCAGTATCCTATAACTCTTTCCGTGAATGGTTGTGCCGCGGAGGCTTATTGTATCGAGTGCTGCCTTGATGAAGAGGACGTTTTTAACGTCAGGTTCCCTTTCATTGACCATTCAACCTATGTTTATGGAAAAACAGAAGAGCAGGCGAAAGAGAGGTGGAACGATCTTAACTCATACACAATATCACTGGTTGACCTATGAAAACAACTATAACAGTAATACTATTTACAATTCTTATTATCATGGGGTGCGATAGCGGTCTGGATGAATATAAAATTGAACCTGCCGAATACATAGAAGATTCAACGCCTGATATTGGGGAAGTATGGAGGTATGAAAGCCCAAACCCGTTTTCTGAATACCCAGTGATAGACTACATAATTTTAAACGTAAAAGGAGGGTACGTGAAGTATGCGAATCTATCATGCAAAATAACGGACTGTTCAAGTTCATCTAGCGTGTGGTTGTTCAAGTCCGGGTCAAAAAGGATAAAATAAAACACATAAACAACGGTAACTAGTATGACTGATAAAATAAAAGGATACAATCCACCGCCAGACATGGACGAGTCAAAAATACCAGCCATGCCGCCATGCAAACCGCCAAGAGTTAACAGTAAGGAAGATGCAGCAATAAAGATGCAGATGGCTAAGGACATGGTATGTGCTCTTATAAATAGTGGAAGAACCGGTGAAGTAACAAACAATTCTATTATCGATGAATTTTGCTCTATGTCAGAGCAGATATTTGACAGATTTAATAAATGATAGAGATGAGATTGGTGGAAGACCAGCCAAGAGCTGAGTATTTGTTACTGACGAAAGAGGCAGAAAGAGCCAAAAAGAATCTTTCAAGTGTTAAGGAAAGGGTGAAAAAAGACACAGGATTTTTTAAAAATCTATTTAGATCATGGATGGATATACAATGGGATATCGACGCGGTTCGTATAGCCAGCAACAACCTAATAAAGATTGAAAAAAGTCTATCAAAAGCGGACGCTTCACCACTCGGACTTTCAGGATGCACCGTTATTGTAAAAGAGGTAGACCATAAGAACAATTTAGCTATCGTCAGGAATGCAGATGGCAGCATATTCTACTATACTGAATATTCAAACTTAGAGCAGGTTCAATGAATGAGCGCTATAATAACTAAGACAGAGTTAATATGAAACCAAGATTTCAATTTGGACAGATTGTGGTGGTTGATGATGACCAGATAGGAGTTATTGTCAAGACGTGGCTAAACTCTACCATGCGCAAACCCGGCTACCATTACAAGGTGTACGTCAGATCATTGAACCTAGTCAGTGAATACAGAGAGGGAGAAATAGACCATTTCGTATACAGCAAAGAACTAACAGAAGAAGAAAAGGAGTTTTATTAAGATGGGGATGTTCAATAGAAAGACTGTTTACGACTGGGAATCTCTTTATGAAGAATTAAGCAAAACGCACGAAGCTCAAAGTGTGATTCTAGATAAGACAAACAAGCTTCTAGACAAAGCACAAGACAGGAATGATAGGCTAATCGATGAGATCATTGAGTTGAAAAGCAGGGGTTCGAAAATTGACCAACCGGTAAAATCAAGGTAAAACTAAAGGTAGATAGAATGAAAGACAAAGGTATGAGAAAACACGCTGTAATGTTGGCGAATGAAAGCGAACGACTCTCGGTTGAATACGAGGAGGGAATGTCTAACAAGATAAAATTCCTGCACCCTGTCAACGATTGTTGCTACTTCTGCAAGCATGGAAATTTCAAATACTACGCAAGTGGCGGGTCCAAAGCAAAAGAGGTTACGGTATGTGGTCTCCATGATTTTTTGTTCTTCGAGGACCCTATGCTTGTCAAGTGTGGCGATTATGAAAAAGCAGACAATGACAGATCGGACAGGTACATAGGTAGATAACAAGGAATAATATGAAAACAATCGAAATATACTCATGTGGAATGGATGTTAAGGTTGGTGGAGAGATAGACGCCAAAATAGCAGAAGTCATTATAGGCGAACGGGACCAAATACAATATAGGGTTGTGTGGGTAAGAGATGGATCAAGAGAAAGTTCATGGGTTAATGCCTTCGAGGTTGAACCGTCTGGAAAAGAGTACAGGACGATGTTGAAAGTTATGAACTACACCTAATAATAAATAACCTACCGGGATGGATGCATGAGTCTGAAGAACCGTTAAGAATAGAAGTTTCACACACTGAAAACTAAGAGAAAATATGAAGACAACTATAAAACTACAGGTAGAGTCAAAAATAAGCGAAATACTAACAGGCAAAGAAAACTGGATAGCTATTGACGAGTGGTATAGTGAGAACGATGAAGACTTCCGTAAAGGTAGAGACGCCTCTAAAAGTATGATAAAATGGTATAGGGATAAGCTACCTGATCACAATTTCAGGTTTGAACTGGCAACTAGCGAGATTATCGAAGACTGAAAATTGACCAACCAAAAAATAATCGGTATATTAAGAGTATAAATTAAATAAAAATATACCGGGGTAAATGACAAAAATAAACAAGATAGACTGGGAAGAGATATACAACGATTACAGGACTGGTAAGTACTCAAATAGGGCGATGGGGTCAAAGCATGGAATCTCAGAGGCTGCGATAAGAAAAAGAGCAAAAAAAGAGGGGTGGAAGAAAGAGCTAATATCTGCTTATCAAGAGGAGGTCGAAACACAACTAATCGAGATAGATTCTCAGGAAAAACAAGACGGTGCTCAGTGCGAACCTTACAAAAGTTCGCAGAGTGGTCCTAAAATTAAAACAGACAAGGATAGGGAAAAGGACAGGGACGTCGTAAAAGATGCTGCTAAAATTGGGGTTGAGGTAGTAAGGGAACACAGAAAAGATATAAGAACACTAAAGGAAAGCGCAGGTAAAATAGGAAAGATAATTTCAGGTGTACTAAGCTCAGACGAGGCAGAGAGATCGGTGGCAGTGGCAAGGTTCTCAGAGTTAACAAGTCACACGGAGACGGTTACAGATGTTCTTAATAAACTAACAAGAATACATTCAGAGTGTATCAAGCTAGAAAGAACAGCTTTTAACCTAGATAAGAAAGAAGGAAAAGAAACAAGCAACACAGATCTAGACGAGCGCATCAAGGCCCGTATGACAAAGAAAAAGAATGCTCACAGATGACCAACTTGACTACATCCTCTCATCAATCGGCAATTATATCGAGGTAGGCCATGGTGACGAAATACAACCATACTTTGAGCCCATCATTGACGCGATAGACTCCGGAAAATACCAAAGAATAGCAATCAGAGCCTGCCATGCAGTAGGTAAGACATTCACAAATGCCCGTATTGGTGATGCCATTATGGGTAGCTACGATGAAGTCAAACTCATATCAACCGCACCAACATATAGACAAGTTCATGATCTTCTATGGAAGGAATGGACAACCGCCTATAACAATAAACTCCCAGAATTAAAAAGAGGCAAGTTAAACGAGACAGAGCTATGGATTAACTCTGAAACGTTTGCTAGAGGATTCAGCCCACAAAGAAGGGTTAAGTCCGAGACTGGCCAGGGCACTGATTCAGTGTTCCAAGGGTACCACGGCAAGTTTATGACTGCTATTATCTTCGATGAGGCAACCGGGATAGATCCGCAACTATGGGAGCAAGCTGAAGGTCTTCTCAACTCAGGTTACAGAGTATTGATTATAGCCATCGGTAACCCAACGTCAAGAAATTGTCAGTTCTTTAAATGCTTTTCAGACAGATCGTGGAAGAAATTCTCAATCACCTGCTTCGATTCTCCCAACCTGAAAGCCAACAATATAAATTCCATTGAAGACATAGAGGCAGAGGTTGAGATCATTGAATCTCTACCAGATGATGAGGCAATCGACAGGCTATCATCTTATTTGTGCCCTGTTCCATACCTGATCAATACAAGGTGGGTAATAGAAAAGGCTATTGAATGGGGAGTATCGCATCCATTATTTTTAGGGAAAGTGATAGGAGAATTCCCAACTGAAGATTCTGACTCGATCATATCAGAAGAGCATGTTATTAAGTCACAAGAAAGACCTTGGCAAGACATAGACGATGAAAAAGAGGGGTATGTCGGTCTTGACGTTGCTCGTTTTGGGATTGATAAGTCAATCCTTAGCTCAATGGTAGGACTGCAACAGACCGATGACAATAAAGCAGAGTTCAACGGGAAAAGAATCAAACGCGCCATGTCAAAGAATGATACTAATCAGGTGGTAGGAAACACACTCAACTATCTCGAATGGTTACAAGATGAGTATCCAAACGTGTCTAATTGGAGACTGGCAATTGATGGCGGGTTTGGTCACGGTGTAATTGACAGGCTTAAGGAGCTGCAAGAACAGAATCCAGAAAAAGAAGAGTTAGAAAGTATTCGGGTTTACAATATTCTGTCAAAGGTTGAGATATTAGAGATCAATTTCGGATCGTCTGACTGGGTAATGTTTCATTATGGATGGTGTGATGAATTCACAAGGCGTAAGCGATGGGATGACAGGAAAGTACAGGAAGACCGGGAAAACTACGCCAATTTTAAAGCAAAAATGTTCGATTTGCTAGCTATGGATATCAAGAAAACGCTTAGACTAATATCAGACGATACATACTCAAAACAATTACCCACAATACGCAAAGATGTTGACAGTAAGGGCAGACTTAAGATAGAATCAAAGGAAGATTACAAGAAAAGAACAGGCGAAACAAGTCCCGATGAATCAGACTCTCTTGCTCTTTGCAACTTTGCTAGATACTTCGCCTCAACTACATCAGTATTTGATATAATGACAAGGAATTAAATATGTGTGAAGAACTACTACTATCTCAATTATCATTCTGGGATTTATTTCTACTAAACGCCGGAACGGGGTTCGAGATGTGCCTAAGATTATGGCCTCTCTGGGCTTGTATTTTGGTAGTTTCCTTCTATTTTGTGTTTATCAGGAAATCGGGGATGACATAGACAAAGATACTTCAACTATGCTAGTGTAGTATAAATTGAGAGTGGAGGATAAAAAAGACTATAAAAGATTGGATGCCAGGACGTAAAGACCGTTTAAGCAAGTCGAGTTTCCTTTCCTCGCTCTCTTAACTATAGGGGAAAGCATGTTAGATTTTACTTGCCCAAAATGCGGAGAAATTATACCAATTGGATGGTATGCAACAGTTGAGGAACGTTAACAATAACGAGGATATGGAACAAATAATCATAGGCATTATAGTAGTGGCCGTCTTATTACTAGCGGTTAAATGGTCGCAAAATAAAAAAGAAGAACTCGACCAAATTGGAGAATATCCAGATGGATTTGACCCAGACGGAATTTATTGCCATATGTGCGGCGAGAAACATAATCCGTTTTTCAAGTGTGATATTCAGCTGTTTACAGATGATAGATATTAGATAAGAAAACAAATTCTACGAATTCAGAGTATCCCCACGAAGATAAAACCGCATAACTCGTAAAATAAAACATCAATACTACGAATACGCGTAAAATAAATGATAAATCTAAAAAACTTTAACGGGTTTCTTCTCGATAAAAACGATCATTCACCTGAAGCAAAACAGCTATCAGTGTATTGCTTGGTTAATGACATTGAGATCAAGAGAAGTTATAGCAAAGATACCATAATCCATAACCATGTCCCATGTGGCAGTGTTGAGTTTTGTGAAAAGATACTAGGGTATAGACCTACACCTGATTACTACCCTGAATGGTTGTCTGGATATCTGCACAGAAAAGTATGGAAGTCTAACGGATGGATTCTGGGTGAGCGATATTTTGTGAAGCCAGCTGATAGGTTTAAGAGATTTGACGGGTTTATAACAAGAGGCACTTACAGTAAAAAGAAAAAACCTCCTTTTTGGTACTCAGAGATAACACGTTTTGTGAATGAATGGCGCTATTATATTTCTAATGGTATCAATCTTGGAGGTTGGTGGTATCAAGGTAAAAATGAAGATTTACACGCTCCAGATCTCCAGATTAAAATAAAAGAGGGGTTCTGCGGAACTCTTGATTTTGGGTCCACAACTCACGGTAAGCTTGCGCTTGTTGAGGTTCATCCTCCCTATGCTTGCGGGTGGTACGGTTCACAACAAGAATCAGAGATATATTTTCAATGGCTGATTGATGGATGGGAATTCATGAACAGATAGACAAACGTCGTCTGTTATGCTATGCTTAGATAAAAATGCTAAATATAAATTGTTCATTCTGCGGAAAAAACCAAGACGACGTCATGTTTATTATCGCAGGTCCAGGGGTGTCAATCTGCGACAAGTGCGTATTGCTTTGCACTGAGATTATATTCGAAGAATCAGCCAAAAAAATCAATCTTCTCGAAAGAGACAATCGGCAAAGAAAGTTCAAACATATGTGGGAATAAATGAAAAAAGAAGCTGAACAGCAAATTAAGAATTTTGGGATAATACCTGATGAAATAAAATCATCTGCGGATCTGATGAATAAGCTTGCTGGAAAAAATTCACGCCTTCACGAACTTTGCAAATGCCTGACAAAAACGCCTGAGCGGAAGTACCACGAAGAATACTGTCCAGTGTGGAAGAACGGTAGAATCGCAGAGCTTGAAAAAGGACTAGAACAGGCAATTTATGACTATGATATCGATGACCTTCAATTTACGGAGCTACTAAACAAACAATAACATATAGCAAAAGGGGATGTGATGACTAAAAGATATAAATTAGTTATTCCTGAGATGGTCCAGCGCAAAGACTGTGATATTGTCATGGCATTAAATGAGAAGGGACTATACTCATTGCAGGATTGTAATGATTTTATAGTTGAGGAAATAATTTCAGGAACTACTCTAGCGGGATGGAATTGGTTTTTTAAAGACATCCCTGATTCATGGCTAGAACCAATCGAAGATGGACCGGTTAGTGCTGAGGAGTTGTTAAAAATGTTTAAAGCAAAGTACGACGATTCAATAGCCGACGCTAGGGCGACCCCATACACTGCAAGTGAGCTTTTAGAGTTGGCAAAATCAGCAGAAAAAAACGAGCGCAAAAGAACGCAACCGGTTATTGATGCCATTAAAGATGCTGATTTATTGCTAGGGTCTATTGATCCTGAAAAACTACGTGATAAATCATGGAAAGCCTTTCGGTTAATTCATTTAGCACTCGAACAACTCGAACAACTAGAGGAACAATGAAAGAGTATAAGACTGAAGACATGAAAGTAACATGGGAAGAAACACCGGAAAAGATCAAAGCAGTCTACGACAAGGTTGTGGATTTTTTCAAAAAACATGAGAGTTTCAGTGGGGAATGTATAATGCAATCAGACGCTCCAATCATTGAATCCCCTGAGTTATTATCTGATATTGCGGATGATATAATGGAATTCAATGCTGAATACTTTTAACTACAAGAGGTATTATGAGTGAGCCAATCATCATCATAAATGGCGTAAAACTAACTCCGGCCCAAGCGATGACCGTCAGAGTATCAATTAATAATTTTGTGTTTGATTTGCAAGATAGCACATTAGGAGAAGATGAACATGGAAAAGCTATGTCAGCGGCTTATCTGGAAAGGGTCGGAGAAATAAACGGTATAATTGAAGGTAAATCAAGAGAGGTACTATAAATGAAAGAATGTACTTTGAAGGAAGCCGTTGAGATGTGCGATGAAAACGGGGGAAGGTTCAGGCATATATCCGGGGATATTTTTTATTACATCTCTGGAACGTCTGTTTATTCTGAGATTGATAAAAAACCGTTCCGGCTTGATGTTGCAGATTTTTCAGAAACATGGATCTACGAACCACCAAAATCAGTGTTTCAAGAGTGGAATGATAAAACACCGGTTCCGTTTAACACAGCTACAGAAAGCAGAAAAGAAGGTTGGAACGAATTCGCAGAAACCCTGGAAAAATGGCTTATCCAAACGAACCATTCAGATTATCAAAGCTATGTCACTGATAAGATAGAACAGCTCAAAGAGAAGTGAAAACGTGAGAGCGGGAAGTTGGCTTAGAGGCAGCCACCTTTTAAAGAGTGGAGTGGGTAACCTTAAATAAACTGGGTAGCTTGACATAAGAACAGCTAGAACGGCACACAAAACAAGTAGTGAAAACGGCGTGTGGACTGTCTTTGCTCCTTTGGCGTAATAGCACACCGCTCTCTTAACTATAAGGAATAAGATGGAAACAAACGGAATGCTAATCCAGGCATTTAAGGCACGAGAAGCCCTGCCGCTCTCTCAACAAAAGAGGAAACGGTGGTTTGCAGAACCATGTTACTGATAAAATAAATAAGATGATAGAGACATGAAAAAAGTAATAGCTCTAAAGGCTCACCAAGGCCAGATTCTGGTCGACGGGGTCAAGCATAGAAATCTAATTTTCCCTAAAGGTTGTATTGGTATGGCACTCGTATTTGAAAGCAAAAAGTCAGCCCGTGACTATTGGGGAGATAAGATTAATCTGCTAGAAATCAAAGAGAAGAAAGAGTGCTAAAATAATGGGTAGTGGTGGAATTGGTAGACACGTCGGTAAAATAGCAGAGCAGCGCGCTTAATCTGAGGTTCGATAGAAAAGGAACTCTATTTTACTAAAAATTGCAGGTTCGAACCCTGCTTGCCCAACCAATATTGGAGCGGTGGCGGCAACAAAATGTTAGTCCTGATAGTGACGGCTGTAATTGCAAGGAAGATTAAAACCCGCCTTGCTCCATTGCCGGGCGCTCATTCTTAAAAATATTCCACCATTAGAGGCACAATGGCTAAAAAATTCGACGATCCGGGGTTTTTTAGGATCTGGAATAATCTTCGTAAATTTTTAAACCAGTAGTTCGGGATTTCCGAACAACTTAAACTGATAGGGGATGAGATGGAAGTAAAATCAATTGCTGGAAATTTAAAAATTGAGTATACACGCAAATGGGTAACGCCTAAATCTACGAATGAAAAGAACTATGGGGAAGTATGCTCAATGGATATACATGCTGATAATTCTAAACTCATGGACCTATACATCGAATACAATAGCAATTTTGATAATTGGTTAAAGAGTAAACTAGCCAAAAAAAACATAACTTAAGGAGGTATTTAGAATGAAATTTTTAGAGGCATGTAAGAAAGCAACTGATAGACTAGACAGGATAGTTCTTCCTGGCTACTTTCAGACACCTTGGTTTGTCAAAATGCCGGTCCATTCTGATTTTGACCAGTGGGCATGGATTTGTTTTACTGAGGTACGAGACGCGCAGGCGCCAACAGTCAGGCAAGTTTGTTTTCATCAAGTCAAGTATACAATTGAAGAGCTTGAAAGGGATGATTGGGTATTAATAACTAAGGACGAAGTAAAATCTACAGGTAATTATCAATAATGGGGATAGATGAAAAAGGACAAAGAATGTACTGGATACCGAGAAGGAAAGAGGATTTGCAAGTATGGTTTTTCACAATATCAGTATTCTATTTGTGGCGGGTATGTTTCAGAAAATGAAAAATGCAACGTGCCGAATTGCTGCAAAGAGGTAACACCGTGGGAGCATAGAGACTAATGGCACTAAAAACAACTGAAGAAACAGCTACAAATAAACAGATTGACCAACACAAAATAAATGTATATACTTAAAACATGAATAAAAAATATTAGAATATGCCCTATCATCTGCGAATTCTTGGGACTTTCATAGCTATTTCAGGTGCGTATTCTTCGACGCATTGGAATTACAAATCAAAGATAGCACGCGACCATGAATATGAATGGATTACGTCAGTAATAGACTGCAAAGTAAATGGGCCGGAAAAAGTTACAAGTAAACCGCCTGAACCAATTGTAAGACCAACAGATTATCAACAATAGAGATAAATAAAAGTAATGAAGAAAAGCGAAGCTAAGCTTGAAAGCGAAGAAAAACTAATCGAAGCATTCACGGAGGATTTCGGTAGAACTGTAAGCGAGTATTACCAGGACGACTCGGCTTATGTAATCTTGCAAAGGTCAATCCTTGAAGAGTTGCCGGTAGAGTCTCAGAGGAAGTTTGTAGCAATCATAGAAGAGGTAAACAATACGTTTGATTTGTCAGACATGCCGGAAAAATTTGTTGTCATGCCACGCGGTAAGAATAATAACAGCAAAAAGGGAACGTGTGCAGTTGCTGACCCATACCGTGATAAGTGCCCCCCAAAATACAGGAAGAGATGAGACTAGTTTTAATAGCAATACTTCTATTTTTAATCAGAACAGTGCTTAAGTTTGCAAAAACTAAAAAAGACGAATAAGGAGTATTATTGATGACTGAAATAAACATAGCAAGACACATAGACAAGCTAATGATTTTTGATGACCCTGTGTATTGCACAAGATTACAGCGTTGTGGTTTTCTAGGAATGGACTTATCCAGTGATTTCGGGCCGTACATTTGCAATCTATTCACCGGAACAAAATTAGATGTTGATAAGTTTGGTAGGCAGAAAAAATGTCCACAATGCAAAGAGGCATGGAGTAAAAGCAAGATAGAAAACACCCCTATTCATTGTAAGCTATGTGATGATGAAATAAAACATAACGGGCATCACTGGGAACATGTCAACACTAAGCCAAGACATATTGGTTTTCCAGAAAACGAATCAAGCGGGAATTTACTGGATGAAGAGTACGCCAATCCAACCAAAGATTTATCAAGAGACGAATACGGAAGACCATACATAAACCCATTGCATCCAGAGAGGGGTACGTATTAAATGAACAGTAAAGAATGGTTCAAACAATACGCAAAGAAGCACCCTGAAAAAGTAATATTCACGGCTTCAGATATGATTGAGGCTTTCGAAAGCGGTAAGAATGACCACCAAACTGTAAAAGATCTATCTATGTTAGTCAGAAGGCACGCGGTAAAACTAAAAAAACTCAAACCAGATTCAAAATTAATCAAGCAAAGCACCGACTATCTTCAGAAATACGGATTAACAGGAGATATTTTAAGGGTTAAGAATCTGAAGAAATTTGTTGACAATCAAAAAGATATGCCGCGGGAGTTTATTAAAACGGCTGATGATCATTTCTGGGAGTTAGTCTAAATGGAAACGACAATCAAGATTAAGTTAAGCACTGGCAAAGAAATAGAATTGACAGAAAACGAGCATGAAGAAATCAAACGCAAGTACTCAATTAAAGAGCTTATTTACGTTCCATATGTTCAGAAAGAGTTCCCTGTTTATCCAACATACCCGCAAAATCCATGGGATTGGAACAAAGTATGGTGTTCTGATTCATCAGATACGCTCGAATGGTCGAGGTCAATTGGTAAAAAGGTTAGATTTATGAACATGTACGCGGATTCTATTACATGCAAGGGCGTTGATGAAAACTAAATGCATAAACAACAACTGTCCTAAGAAGGAATTTTGCGAAACGTACAACTTATTGGAGTATGTTTCAAGAGCGGTCTATCAATTCGTTGATTTTAAGGGGCTGGTTGTGTGCGATTATTTCGAACAAAAATACAACATAAGTATAAAAGATGATACAATAGGATGATAGAGTTAGCTTTGGCGTACGTGATTTTGGGGCTAGCTATCATGAAGATAGCAACCAAGTCGACTAAACTAGCCGTTATTATGATCATTTCGGTTGTTGCCGGGGTCTATTTCCTTATACACTTTGGTTGACTTAAAGTAAACTAGCCGTGAAATTGGACAGAAAGACAGAATAAAAATACCATTAGACTATACACAAACAAAATAAAAATAGTCTATGGCAAAAACAAAGGCACGACTCAAGCGAGAATTAAAAGCTAAGAACGCGGAACTTGCAGCACTGGCAAGCTCTATGGACTCAACCGGGCAACTATCACCCTCCGGAGGTTGGTATAATCCAAATAATAGTTTTGGACCTGAAACCGACCCTAATTTCAACACGATATATCTACCTCCCTACGAATTCACCTACCTTGAATTGACACACCTGTATCAAAACGCTCTTATTAGAAGAGTCATTCATTTACATATGGATGACGGCACAAAAAACGGTCTTGAATTGGTATCAAAAGAAAAGACCGACGCCGCTCAAGATATCGAGTCAGAAATGGACGAGCGTTTTCAATGGGTGTCACTGACTAGAAAAATGGTAGGGATTAAGCACAATTACGGAGGTGGTGTTTTATATGCTGATATTGATGATGGAGGAGACCCACAAGACCCGCTAAATGAAGGAAGGGTTCGAAGAGTCAATTCATTCTGGCCTGTTGAAAGATACTTCGCACATCCAATCACATCGTACCCGTTGTTCGGCGAAGAAAAGCCAGGACAACCGATGCACTACAAGATTACAATCCAAGGATTCAAGGAAGCCCAGTCTTTCACCTGCCACGAGTCACGTCTAATAAGATTTCCAGCGTATCATTCTGACGATGTGCTATCATTAAGAGATAGAACGAGGAGAATAACATGGCCGTCTTCAACAGTACAGATCATATATGATGCTGTAAAAGGGTATCAGGTCGGTCTACAATCACAAAGTCAACTATTTCAAAGATTCGTGATGGACGTTTTCAAAATTGCTGACATGCGAAAGATCACAGACCTTGAAAAAACGAGAGAGTATGTACAGAACCAAATGTTATTAAGGAACTCTATGAATGCCATTATCGTAGACGCTGATGGTGACATTTCTTCACAAGCAGTACCTACGACTGGGATAGGAGAAATGACAAATTCACAAATGCAGAATGTTTCAATGGCTACCGGTATAGGAATGTCTATACTGTTTTCTAACGAATCCGGGTCACTCGGTGGATCATCAACGGGGGAAGATAGAAAAACATGGTATTCTAAAAAGATAGCAGACCAAAACAATGAACAGACACCGCTAGTCAGACAAATGGTTAGGCTAGTTTCCCTGGAACGTGGTAAAAAATGGCCTATTGATGATATTCAATACAAGTGGGGATCTCCATACGACCATACTCCAATTGAGCAGGCAGAGCTTGAAAATAAAACAGCGGAAACTGATAAAATATATGTCGAGTCACTCGGGGCAAGCGAATCAGAAGTTCTTAACGCAAGGTGGGGATCAGGACAATTCAGTCAAGCTACTCCTGATTTTGATAAGGAAGAGTTTGAGGAAGAATTAGAAGAAATGGAGGTTTCAGAACAGGAAGCCGCTGAAGCTGACAGAGAAATGCAGAAATCAATCGCAGAAAAAACAGTAGAGGAAACACCGGAAGAACCGGAAAAAGAAGAAACGTCACAAGACGAAAAATCCTTTAAGCTAAGGATAGAATAATGCCAGAATTCATACTGAGCGGTAAAGATCTTGAAAAATTAGAGAAGGGAGTTGCAGACAGAATACTTGGAAGTGGTTTGTCTGTTAAAATCAGAAATCAGGTTATAGCTGGACTTGATCTTAAGGGGATAATCAAGGATATCTTCGCCACTATACCAGTACCAAAGGATGGAATTGACGGGAAAGACGCTGAGATAACCGAAGACCTTATATCCCTTGTAACTATTCAGGTAATAGAAAAGATACAGCCACTAATTAAAGACGGGGTTGATGGTAGAGACGGAAGACAGGGAGAAAAAGGCGCTCCCGGAAAAGATGGCAGGGACGGTGAATCAATAAGAGGATTGACAGGCCCACAAGGTCCAAGAGGACCACAAGGATTATCAGGTAGTGATGGCAAAGACGGGAAGCAAGGTCAAAAAGGTGAGCGTGGTCAAAAAGGTGAACCGGGAAAAGATGGGAAAACAGTCTCAATGGATGAGTTAGACTTTGACCTGTCAAAATTCACAACCAAGGCAGAGATTGAGAAGGCGCTCAAGAAAACCGTCAAAGACTTAGAGTTAAGAATAAAAAAAGGGCTTATTTCAATACCGGCTAAGTACGTAGCCGGTGGTGGTTTGGTTGGGCAAGCTCTGATAAATAATATAAACAACACGCTCAAGCAAACAGATTGGCAGAACGGCCTACCAGGGGACGGAACACTCCCACTAAATACAAATTATATTAATTTCACAAAGGACGCCACGGGAGTACCATCTGGTGAGGGAATCGTTACCTGGAATAATAATGATTTCACGCTGGACATTAACACGGGACTAGGAACAACCATACAAGTCGGCGAGGAGATGGTTGTTTATGTGCGTAATAGATCTGGGGTCGCCATAAGCAACGGAGACGTTACCTATGTAACAGGAAGTTACCAGGGAAGGCCGACAGTCGCAAAGGCTAACGCCGCCTCACATGAGACACTATTCGGAGCAATTGGCATCGCTACAACCGACATAGCTGTCGACGGCTTCGGATTTGTCGCGGATTTCGGAGCTGTTCGAGACTTTGATACCGCAGGGTTCGCGCTTCAGGTTCCGCTATGGGTCGCCGCTGGTCCCGGCAATGACGGAAAACTGACAGACGTCAAGCCAATGTTCCCAGATTACGCCATACAAATAGGTCAGTCTGTATTCTCCGATGCCACGTTCGGAGCTATTGCATTGAAGGTTGATAATAACGCAAATGACACTATTTTGAATTTCTGGAATGGTGTATTCAGAGAGACTTTCAAGTTCCTCATTACATCCAACGGAACGACCATAACCGGAAGCCTTAGCCCGCAAAACGGCCATGAAGACATGACCATGATGTTTAGCGATGGGTTCACGACTCTAGACACAACACCGCCTAAGACAATAACACTTACACCAGGATCAGCCAGTGTTCCTCAACTAAATTTTGTTTATATCCCCAAGTCCACGAAGGTTTTAACCTTATCTACTTCAGACTGGCCCACTACTGAGCATATAAAAGTGGCGAGGGTTGTCTTGAGAACCGCCGCGATAACTCAGTCAGACGGAGCGCTCGGGAACCAAAATATAAACGATCATATCGAGGATACTGTATCATTCCAAGGCCACTTGCCACATATAACGGAGAGATTAAGACAGGAACCGGCTAAACATGACTCGGGGGTTGAAGCAACGGCGTCGGGATTCCCGACTAATGTGTATATTTCTACCACCGCCGGCGTAATATATCAGCTACACAGGCAGACGTTTCCGGCCCAGTCAATGCCTACTGACGATATACATGTTGTCAACAACTTGGCTAACCCGTATGCGACTGTTACAAATCTAAACACGCAGACCCTTACGTCGACGGGTGCAACGCTGGCCAATTTTAGTTTCTCATTTGTGATATGGGGAGTACAAAACAAGACCGGTGAAACTTCGCATTTAATGTGCAACCTCCCGTCTGGTACATACGCCAAAAATGCGCCGGATCTTGCAGTAAGCGACGCGCTAAACTATTCAAATTACTCTATACCAAGAGAATTCAAGGGTACAGGGTTCCTGATTGCTCGTTTTACGATGGTGTTACAGGCCGACGGGACGACATGGTCTCTATTTGATACGGAAGATTTAAGGGAGGGTGCCGCCATCGGAGGAGGAGGCGGCGGCGGCGGCGTAACATCATGGGCGGCGTTAACAGATACTCCGTCTACATTATCGGCCGAGGGAATCCCAAGAGTAAACACAGGCGGGACCGCTATCGATTTCACAACTTTGTTGAAATCAGGAGCTACTCAAATAGCAGCCGGGGCGGCCGCTGGGGAATTTTGGAGAACTTCAGGACACGCTACACTTCCAGATAACGTAATATTACAAGGTGTATAAATGACAAGAAATCTATTAAGTGAAATCAGTTCATTAAAAGTATATTCGGATCATGGAGTATTTGCAACGGCTGACGACGTGACAATTGATCTATATCCGAATGGGAGCGGAACAATCGAACCAGTAACCTCGAATGCATGTGTTGAAATTGGCACTACCGGGAACTTCTATTTTGCGCTGTCAAACATAACGACTCCACCAACTGTATTGACAGAATATCATTGGATAATGGCAGATACGACCACCAAAAAACAATCCGGACTAATAACGTTCGGCGGTTGGGTTGAAAGCGTAGAGCCTCTTGGGGCTGCTAGTACCTGCAAGATTACGGCAAATCTATCAGACGGCGACGGGGAAAGCGGCATAGATGTAGTTGACCTGTTCGCAAACAACAATCAAAACTATATGGAGATCCCAACACCATCCACAAATTTAGGTCTGTACGCTGATTCTAGATATTTCAAAGTTGGAAAATATCTTCCAAGCTATGACAGGCTAACAAACCAAGCGTTCTGGGTATTGCCACAAGGCGCGTCAATTAATATAAAACTCCCCTCATTTGGGATTGATCAAAGCGGGATAACAGTCCCAGCATCGTCAACAGTTACGCTTAACACTCTATTAACAACATGATAATACAGATCTTAGACACAACCAGAAAAATTTGGCTTGATAGATGTTATTGCAGCAGAAGAGACCAAGCCGAGAAAGAGGTTGCCAGATTAGAGAGAATCTACAAAAAGAATAAGTTTCAAATCATCCCAGGTAAAAAGAATCTACCAGGGCCGAACTATATTTATGTTTCAGAGGATCATATTCAGAGAATTGAGGACGGTCTTGAGTGGATAGATTATCAACAGAGAGATCACACGTTCGCGCCAAAAATGATGGAAGTTATGCAGGGTAAATTTTCGGGCGGCAAAGAGTGGAAAAAGAAGTTAACAGTAAAACAAAAACTAGCAAGAGGTAGAAGATAATGGCGTGTAAAGAAAAGAAAGAGAAAAAAGACAGGCCCAACGTTATCCCATCAAAAGATCAAAAACCAAAGGACAAGGGGATGTCAAGAGCTAAGCCTGATAAGAAAAAGTAAGTTGCATAGTCCCGCATGATCAAATCATTACCCGTGAACTGATTTATGCTTGGAGCACTCCCGCCGTTGGGCATTATGAGACCCAACCGCCGTAATACGGATATGTCGCGAGAATCCATCAGAAAATAGACACGAGACTATGCTATTTAATCCACCTTTTGAATCTAAAATCGTGCCAATTGGAAAACTTCCACGGCCATATTTTATCAATCGATAAGTGGATTATGTTTCCCATCCCGAAAGCTACGAAGTAAAACGACTGTAGCCTGTACGCTATAAAAAACGCTATTAGTGGAACCGTGAAAGTGTGTATCCATCCGCGGTGTCTGAATATCTTAACAAAGCAAAAAGAGGTTGTTAAAAATAGCGGGATATACGGTTCTTTCATGATCAAACCCCACGCCCCTACAATTGTCAAGACAAAAGCTGTGAATTGTGATGGCTTAGAATGGGTATCCAAATCAATAAACTGTGAACCGTAAAGACAGCAGCTAAAAATACCGGCTAAGTGGTCCGGGTCTTTAGTGACAAGCGAAAATCCAGCAGTGACTACTATGCTCCCAATAATACCACCTTTGAGATGTTCAGGAAAGTTCATCTTGCTCCTTTATTTTTCTACTGATAACAATAAATAGTGCCTGAGCTTTCTTAAAAGCATTCTCGGCTTTTTCGCTTGACCACTTGTGATAAATAGCCTGCCCCGAAACATCAATGATTGATGGCTGGTAGCATTTCATAACAAGATCCGCCATAGCTTTTTGAAGAGCCTTTCTTTGTTTTTTTAGTAGCAACAATGGGTCAGTTGAACCAGTTTGATTCTTAAGTGATATCACCTTTCTTTTCATTTTTTCCATACCATTTTTTTGAATTAAAGTACTCAACATCCGGGTTTCTGGTAAAGAAAAGCTTTTCGCAAAAGCCCCATTTTCCTATGCTCCCATTTTGTAATTTATCATCGCCGTTTTGCTTGAAAAATTCATCAAAACTACGGCGCATAGCCCTGTAAACAGCATCTATTCTCATTCTAGCTGACTCCTCCCCATCATCAAACAGATTTATAATAGCCCCGCCTTCTGCTGGATTATAGAATGCTTTTTCTGTTGAGCAATCCATAGTGTCTCTTATAATAAGGCTCTCACCGTCGTCAGACAACCCGATATGTATCCTGACCATCACGCCGTGTTTTTGTTCTACTTCTTTTATGATTTTTATTAACTCAAGCATTTACCACCCCCTTAATTAAACCAGTTTGAAGCCTCTTGTAGTTTATTTTTGAGTACATATCTTAAATATGTTGTTGAGTCTTCAGCGTTAATAGAATACTTCTCTTGATTTCTGACGATCTCCTCAAGAGCGAGAAATTGAATATAGAAGTTTTGCGTTTCTTCCGGTAATTTCGCTTCGCCCCGAATCCAGGCGTTAACCTTCGTACTGCCTGCATTATATGCATAAAGTGTATCCCTCACGTTTTTATATTTTTTATGATAACCGCTCAATACCCATGTAGCTACCCTAGTATTGAATTCTGGGTGCCTCCATAGTCTTGATCTGATTATCTGCTTTTTAGACATTAAAGTCAAATCCTGTCTCTTGTGATACTCTCTTATATTTCTCCAACTCACCTGCCACTTACCAAGGGCGAACTTTTCACCGTTAACAATGGATACCGCTAAATTTGAATAATGTGATTCAATAATTGGTATCAGTGCAAAATAAGTGGGAAGATTCCTTTCTCTGAGCTGGAACGTCACCATAGGAAGATAGTGATTCATTCTTGAGATTGCCTTTTCTAACTTCTGCTTGCATACGTAATTGTACCCCACGGTGCTGCAATCGCGAAGATAGAACCCGATCCAATCAGCCTTTGTCAACTCTTCACTGTGAGTTCCAAATGGGGATAGTATAAGTATAAGTATTGTAGTTAGTATTTTCATATCTACCTGTATGACCTATAATATTCTATAATCTCGTTAAACGCATCATTTACGGTCTTCTGTACTCCGTCGGCTATTGCGTTGAAAATGTCCGAATCATTACTCATTTTCATCATTCCTTTCTTTTCAAATTCTCTATTTATGTTTTCACGTACTTTTGTTTTAATATCTTTCATTTATCCTTCACTATATAAAACCATTCTTTAGGGGATTCATAAAAAGCGCCGTCTCTATGCAGTATCTTTACCATATCGTCCATATCCGAGATACATTCGAAACTAGTATTAGCTTCAAATTCATCCCTTTCAAACACATTTAATTCATGCGGAAGAATGACTTTGTTTTTACACGCAACTGTTAGACCTTCCCATGATATATTCTCATTGATTGAGTCTACAACAGCCATAATAAGGGTGCCAAAGTCCGGGGTTATAAAAGTACCGGTTCCTCTTTTGTTTGCAGACTTTGTGAAGTTTGACACCACTTGATCGTAAGTTAGTTTTTCCATTGTCCTCTTTGTTGATTGTTTCGGTTATCCCTTCATTGGCTTATCTGTAAATATGACTTGTTTTTATCGCATTTAGATTCTATATCGTTAAACAGCGTAATTGACAACAACAACAAAACAGCAACTAACCCGATTGCGAGACTAGCTGTTCTTATATAAGAACTTACTTTTTTACTAGTTATGGACTCAATAAATATCAGTACAAGTTGCCCCCCGTCTAGAATCGGGATCGGCAAGAGATTAAAAAAACCAACACCTATATTTAGTGACGAAAAGTATAAAACAGACTTAACAAATCCTAGATTTATCTGATCACCCGTCGATTTAACGATCCCTATAGGCCCTATTGTGTCGTCTACCGCGTCGCCAAGATGCAGGATGTCTATGAATAAACCCCATGTCCCTGATGCAACCAATATCACAAACTCATTAACCCTTGATATTGATTCAATTAACGACAACTCAGTAAAAAACACAAACACAGACAATATAATTATATACCCGGCTAGTATGTTGAATAGTGGACCAGAAATAGTTACAACGGCGTGTTTTATAAGCGGAAGCCTGCTTATTTCTTCATGGTCTTGGAACTCTATAAAACCGCCCAAGGGGATAGCCCTGATAGTAAACTCAGTTTCCTTATGCTTAAATAATGTTAGTATTTTTGGCGAAAAAGGCAGGCCAATTGAGAATTCCTTTACTTTTACCCCATATATTTTAGACGGGATGTAGTGGCCAATTTCGTGTATCGCTATTACAGCACCTAAAATAAATATTCCTATTATATATTCCATGTAATCATGTTGTTAGTTGTTTAGGTTAACCTATCATACATTAAGATGCTGTAAATCATTGGCTTATCTGTAAGTATGACTTGTTTTTATCGCATTTAAATTCTATATCGTTAATCAATTGCGGTATTTTGAACTCCATTAATCTTTTTATTCCGGGAACAATAGCGTCCGTTAACACGTCAACGCTCTTGGTTATCTCCATAGTTGCCTTGAAGTTTGATTTCATCCTATCAGATAGTTCTTGGGCTATTTTAATCCTTTCTAGTTCAGCCTCTTTTTTAGCTATGTGCCCGTTTTCGCCTATATATTCCTCAAGAATCCTGTTAACCTCTCCTTTTTTATCGGACACTCTTCTCTTGCTCGTATTTAAATCAAAGATAGCCCCCTCAATCTTTTCTAGAACCTCGCCTGTGTTGTCGAGGATGTCAGAATACTTTCTTATCTGTTCCCTGTCCTCTTCATGTAATCTGACTTGATTATCTATTCTATCCTTAACGGCGTCTAATTTCGAATTCAGCTTTTGAATTGTGCCAACATAGGCATTTTTCAAGAATTCGAATCTATCTGCTTCTGACAGGTTACTTTGTTTTTTGCTCTTTATTGTTCTGTATATATTTCTTAATAAAGGGTCTGCTAAGAAAGCAACAAGTCCAGCCGCACCAAGTACCGCCGCCGCCCCCCAAACAATCAAAAACCAAATATTAGAAGCCGCCACGAACAAACCCCCGCCCCCGATCAAAAAACCGATTGACGTTACACTTCCTGCAACCACGCTTTCGTCGTACTCCTCAAGCTCTGGTTTTACTACGACGGTCTTGCTCCACTTCTTAAAAGACTTATTCACCTCTGTCTCAACATCAAGCAATTCATCACACGACATTATTATATCATCGAATGATTCCAGAGACACGCCAACTCCTCTCCGCTTTTCTCCGCTTTTCTCAGATTCTCTTGACTGGCATTCCTCCATAACTATTCCTGATATTGCTGATAAAACTTTTCTTGTCAACTGACGGTCAGCCGACTGACTTAAGAAAGTGACGTGCCAGTTATTGTCGATAACCGCATAACCTTTTAAAAGCGATTCAATAATGTGGAGCGAATCGACCCCGTGTGGCAAAGAATCCCTCGCCATGAGCCCATTCCTAAAATCTATGGTGTCCAAATTCAGTGATTTAATAATCTTCTCGTGTCTTTCCCACTCTGTAGACGTGGCTTTTATTAGATTGCCGTTGTTGTCTATCTGTACCAATTCGTCGTGTGCAAAAGCCCCCATAGCACCCCATGTTTTACGTTAATTTTTAGTAAGCGTAACATACTAAAAGTAAAATGTCAATATAGTTAAGTGACTGTAACAATAAGTAAAATAGTGAAATTGGACAGACCAAAGACCTGCTGATATCCTTTAATCATACTACTTCAGAGAGATATGGCAGAAAAAAAAGACAAAGAACTAATCGAAATCATACAAGAACTAGATAATCATTCTGGCGAAGATTATTCAGGCGAAAAACTAACTGGTATCGATTTACAAGGAAAGGACTTTTCAAAAGCGAATCTTTCAGGGTGCAACTTTTTAATGTCGAACATGTGCGGGTGTGATTTTTCATCTGCTGATCTAACCGGGGCAAACTTTACTGATACAAATTTAGCGGCTTGTCAATTTGAAGGTGCAAAACGAAAAGGAAAGCAAATTCTTAAGTATGGTTCGATTGTGAACGGGAAATATTCTGTATACGGTTTTTTGGTTAGGGATAGCAAAAAGACTACTGTTCTGGTCAATGAGGCAAATATACCGGAATACGAATACACTCTTCCGAAGGCGAAACACGAAACTAAACTCTTATATAATTTATTAGTGAATGGATAGAATGGATATTTTTCTTAAAACGATAAGAAGAGTAAAGCAGGAGCTTGGGGTTGATGTGAGCTTTTTAATTAAGCCAAACGACGACGGAAGTTTTGATATTTGCGATTTTATAGACGCAAGCCAACACGACGGAGGATTAAGCGGTGCAGGGTGTACTTTGTGCGGCCATGAAAATAATAACGATTTCGACGATTATATCGTAGAAAAATATAAGTCAATATTGAGTGAAAGTGATATAATCGGCAGTTTTGGGATGGCAAAAATAAAGCCATACGAATTCATCAAAAAATTAAAAACACTGCCGGACATTAATGGTTAAAGCGACTAAATCTTGGAAGAAGTTCCCAAAGCAATTGGCTCCCAGATACTATAAGGAGATATCCCCTATTGTCGAAAGATTAAAGCGTATATATAAGGAGATGATTGAGCCCGAACTTGAAACGCTATTGAGTGATCAAATTGTGGAAGTTCCAGAGGATCAAAGGTCAATGGATTCATCAATCACAGATAAGATAGCTTTTCTATTCAAAGCATTCCGGGAAAAGTATTTCAACCAAACCTACAATAAGAATCAAGACCCCAAAACGGTTGCATTTCGCAGGACTACAGAGAACAGAGTGAAAGAGGCGGCTAAGTCAATAGCAAGATTCCATAAAATAAAATTCGGTAACAACGCCTTATCAATGGGTGGTGAAAAACTACGTGGCGAACCGTGGCTTAAGGGTTATCTCGCAGATTGGACAGTTCAAAATGTTTCACTCATCAAAGATATACCTCTCGATTCAATTACCCGCATAGAGAATCAAGTTACTTCCTCAGTTTTACGCGGAGATTCCAGAACATTCCTAAAAGACCAAATCCAGAACATTCTTAAGATATCAGAAAACAGAGCTAAGTTGATAGCCAGGGACCAATCAAATAAAATGTATGGCACCCTTACAGAACTTAGGTCTCATAATAACGGATGGGACTTCTATGAATGGGACACGGTAGGAGATGAAAGAGTTAGAAAAGACCACGCTAGATTGAACGGGAGAATATTCAAGTTTTCGGAACCCCCTATCACAGTAACCACGGGTAGTAGAAGTGGTGAAAGAAACAATCCATCGCAAGATATACAATGCAGATGTATAGCGCTGGTAGTATTCGACCAACAAACAATCAACAGTTTACGCAAACAGCCTGACGGCTCATACGCAATCAAAAAAGCAGCTTAAGGAGATAAAAATGATCACAAAGAGTTTTACAGTCCGGAATCTTGAAACAACGATACTCTTCGAAGGTGATCCAACTGTTCAATGGTTTGCTGAGGTGTTGGGTTCGAACGCTAAAAATCCCACAATCAAGGGAATTGCTAACGGCGCTATAACGCTTATGTTTGTTCCTGAGTGCCTGAATAGGAAAGTTGAGATTGCATTTCATGAAGCAAGCGAATCTGCTGAAGTACAAAAGATCGACGAAGCAATTCAAGAGTACGGAAAAATCGCTCTTATGCGGCTTAAAACAAAAAATTGGATTGTTGACACTGTTAAGCAATCACCAAAGTTCGTAAAAATATTCGTAGCGATCACAGTCGGGCTTTTCTTAGCGGACAGATTCTTTGCCCCTGAAAATGACCCGAACAGGTTCACAGAGATATGGAAAAACTTCAGCGCGGCAGGTGCTGCAAATGCCCTTGAAGAGTTCTACGATACAAAAGATGAACAGGTGATGATAATCACAAACATGCACCCACTCTATGAATCTGATGCTATCAAAGAAATAGAAGACAAGTTTGTGGATGCTGAGGGAAAGAGGCAATTATCGTTCAAGGCCATGTTTAAGTATGTAGGCAGAGGAACTTTTATCATGAAAGATCTGATCGAAAAAGATAATGAGCCGATACTTTTTGACTACGATGATGCCGAAGAACAATGTGAGCTAATAGAAACCAAAGTTGTATCAGGCGAGATGTTAGACGGGTTCTTTCCTCATATTGGTATATCGGAAAGAAGTGATTACGCCGAATGGACTAGCGATAGTGACGGGATGTTTTCAGACAATTATCTTGTATACGTAAAAGACGCTGCGATTCCAGATGGATCATATAAGGAAAACGGAAAAGTGTTTGTTGACGGCGACGACGTAAAACTTCCAGCAAGGTGTGGTTTTAAAGCTTCAGATTTCGAGAACTAAAATGAAAGCATTAGATAAATTAAAATCAATGTTCAGGACTCCGAAAGCAAGTCATAGAGTAATAGCAGTCGCGCCAATTGGGGCGCTGCTTAGCCATGCTTTCTATCTGTTCATGAATTCAGGACCAAAAAAACTAGGGGCCGCTGTTTCAATGAATGCAGTAGATTATATGTCAATTACACTAGTTGTGATGGTCTCGCTTTTTGTTATCCTCTGGATTGTCTTTTGTGAAGAAATCAACTTTAGACTAAGCAGCCGGTTACTTTTCATGGCGATATATGGAGCGGTGGCGCATAGATTGATTTTAGGGGCTAGCAATATAACCGGGATATCTTATTTTGAGCTTGGGTTCTTTATGCTCTGCGCCTTTGTAATTGCCTTCTTCGTAGCAACTGGAAAAACATTTCATGAAGTAGAAAACAAATATGAAAAACTTACGGGGAATAATCCCAAAGATCCAAGTCGTGCTGCTATTGATATTTCTAAACGCAGAGAGCACATTGGCTAATTGGATGACCGACGGTGCCAATGCCTACGAGACTGTGAATAAGGCTAGACACTGGCAAGTATTCATAGCCTCAGCGATCATGGTAGCACTAATAAAAGCAACGTGGAATATGAAACCACTACCAAGCAAAGTGTCAACATACGCTAGAGCTTCAGTTTTTTACGGTGGTCTCAGTATGGTTTCAATGCTTCTAATTGGTGAATATGGACCAGATATCGCGAACATGTTAGAAGGTGGATGGAATTGGATTTTGGTACTAGTTGAATTTGTAGAAGGAATTATATGAAATATTTTGCAACAAATCCTTATAGTCTTGATGAGCTGGACTTTGAAAAGCTTGTGCCAGATAAGCACGGGCGTGTCAGAGTAAAAGCTAAAATCATGACGACTGGTAAGCTTAGATATACCACGCCAGATGGCAAGACGTATTACGGTAATATAACCTTGGCTGATTTAGAGAAGGCCAAGGGAACGGCTGGACTAAAGCCTGTCACGGTAAGACATCCACCTGATTTGTTAAACTCTTCAGATGTTAGCTTATATCAGGAAGGAGTTTCAGCGGACGCCGCCACAATCGAAGAGATTGACGGTAAGCCGTGGTTGATAAACGAATTAATACTACAGACAGACAGAGCAATAAACACGGCTAAAGAAGGAAAATTTGGTGTCTCAGCCGGTTATTTCAGGGACGCAATCCCAAAGGAAGGGAACGTACTTGATTTTTCCAATATTGACATCAACCATATTGCAATCGGGTGTTTAAATCCGAGAGCAGAGGGGGCTGAAATGTACAGCCTCGACGATGCGGAAAGTGAGTCCGGAAGGATTTATCCCGCAAAACAGCAAAACCCAAACAAAGAGGCAAAACAGATGAAACAGACGTTAAACGCTGTGGAAGTCGGGGCTTTCTCTCTTGACGAAGCCCAGATTGAATACGAAGAGGGTTCAGAGGGTGCAATCAAGGCCCTTGCGAACAGAGAAAAAAAGCTTGTGAAATACGCTAAGGATCTCCAAAGCTCGTTGGATGAGAAAGAGCAAGAGCACAAGGAGAAACTTGGCGACGTTTCCGGCGATCTTAAAGTGAAAAACGCTAAGGTCGAAGAGCTTGAAAAGCAGTTAGAAAACTCCGTTTCCATGGACGACGTTGGCGAATACGCCGACAAGCTGGCTAGTGTCAGAGAAGAAGCAAAATTTTGGGGAATTAAGGACGTTGTCAAGGATATCGGCGAAGGCATGAGGCTTATTTGCGAAACTGCCAGACCCGGAATATCTTTCGATGATGCTGAAATCCCCGGCGCTTACAAGGGTATCGTAGGCGATAAAAAGCAGACCAAAAAGAAAATTGAGTCTGACAAGGCATTGGCAAACGTTTCAAGCATGGACGATAAAACGAAAGTTTCTATCTCTCAGCTTGATATCGGAATGCTGAAAAGAGGTAAAACTCTCGTTCAACGGAGGAATGCATAATGGGACAACCATCATACACGCAAAACATCACAACCAAGAGGGCCGGGGCAGCGGTTGATTATCAAGCGCTTAATGTAGGCGATGTTCAAACAGGAAGAAACGAGTTAGCGACTGTGATCAAGCCGGGTTTTTTCGTGGCTCAAGGCGCTACCGATGACGACGTTATGATTGATGACAGTGGGGCAACAGGCGCGGTTTTGCTTGGGGTCGCTGTTGATAATGAAAACAGGGAAAGAACCCCTGGTTCAACCGGTACAGCCGGGTATATTCAAAATGAGCTTGTTCCCTATGCGACAACTGGTCGCCGGTACGTTAATTGTGGATCAGCCGCTGCTAAGGGTGGAACTGTTTACGTTAGATTTGTGGCAGGGACAACCGCCGTGATTGGCGAGGCTTACAACACCGCTGATGCGGCTTCGTGCGACGCCGTAAACGCGACATTCGCAGAAACCATAACAGCCCCCGGTATTGTTGCCGTCGAGCTTAATATGCATCAGGTATAGGAGATAAAATGGGTAAATTAGCACAGGACACCATCGATATCCTGAAGCATGACTATGTGTCTCGAAAGAGGGCGGGTATTGTTTCGATGGATGACACAAAGGTCAAGATGATTGAGGACTTGACCACGCGGGTAGAGCTAGAAATGGCTGGTTTAAATGGAGTGGACTTGACAACCGACCAGATCATCGGCAAGGGAATCGGGACCAATATCCGGGATTTCGGAGCCGAGTCAATGGACGGTGTTTCAATGGATGACTTGTCAGCTTTCACGGACAGGGAATTGGAACATTTCGACCAGATCATGCGGGAAGTCGAGTATGGGAATATTGACTGGATGCCAGCGATGCAAAACACAATGATTCCGGTGGGAGCAACACAGCATACTTTCAAGCTTGACGACTTGCAAGGTGATTACAAAAGAATCACAGGTTCAGCAAGAGATCTTCCATTGTCTCATATTTCCGGGACTGAGTACACGATCAAGATTGAAATGGGTGGTGGAGCTCTTGAATTTAATATTCAAGAAATGGACGCTGCAAACTTTGCCGGTCTTCCCCTAGAAGCAAGAAAAGCTAGGGCTGTAAGACGGGCATATCTCCAAGATCTAAACACTCTCGGAATATACGGGAATGACAACCTTGTCGGGCTGATGGATTCTGGTATCGATGACGCGGCCGTTGTTGATTCTGTCGAAGACCCAAATGGCGTTGGCCCTGGTGCTTCATTGAAGTACTGGATCAATAAAACAGGTCGTGAGATTGTGTTTGGTGATTTAGCAGGGGCTAGAATTGCGATTCATACAGCCACTGAAGGAAGATGGGGTGGTCCGTTTCAGGACGATGGTTTGTCCGGGAATATGGCAACTTTTACGTGTACCCTTCCTCTAGAAGCTTTGAACGCTCTTTACACAACCACAATGTTGACTTCATCAGGTGGTACTACCCAAAGCACGTGGGCTTACCTGAACACATTGGAGGGAAGGCAAGCCACTGGCATTACCAACTGGCAAGTAATCCTTGGGTTTGATTCTGCGTTTAACAGCGGGACGGCGGCAGGTTTTATGCTGACACCAAATGATACAGAGGCTTACAGCTTCGTGAAAGCCGCTGATTTAACCCCGTTGGCAACTCAGTTTCAAGGATTGTCAATGGTAATTCCTTACTATGATTACTTTGCAGGACTGAAGTTGATCAGAAACAAGGCTCTTGTGAGACGTTATTCAATCCAAGCACCATAGGGGAAAAATGGCTGATAATTATCTACAGTCGAAAGCCACGGGTACTTGGACTTATGAAGTACCTGAAAACGGTGTCAAATCTAAGTACCAAATTAAGTTTGGCATCAATGAAATTCCAAATTCTCACAAGAAAGTTTTGGAAGAGGATTTGGGCTTTCAGGCTAAGACTCAAAAGAAGTTGTACAAATGGCTAACGGGAAAGAAAGAGATGGCGGCCGCTAAAACAGCGGATGAAGATGTCGTCGAAAAGTCTGACCCGAAAGCTGAGTACAAAAAGAAAATTTCTGAACTCAAGGCTGAAAATGAGGAAGCCTTGAAAAGACAGAAAAATGAGCTTCAAGCGGAAGTTCAAAAATATGTCAATCTCAGAGGTGAGGAGATCCAAAAGAATAAGGATCTCGAAGCCGAGGTAAAATCTTTAAAAGTCGATCTTGCTGATTTCGAAGGCAAGAAGCAAAAAGAAGTTGATTCATTGAAAGATGAGAATAAAAAACTCAAACTTGAAGTGAACAAACTCGAAAAAGAAAACAAGGATTTAAAAGTTAAAAAATAATGGCAACTTCATTTATACTTCCACTTTTAATAACCTTTGATGATATTAAAGTTCGCGCATCAGGCGTTTTACAGATCGCGAACTTTTCTCAAGCCCAACAGGATTCAACTTTACAGTTTGTCCATGACTGGCTTTATATTCCAGGCGATACCAGCACACCGGGAGACGCTCAGGATTTAACAATAGGGCTAGTCAGACAACTGCAAATAGCAATCGGGGCTTGGCACGCTGCATTTATTACAGATACACCTGCCGGTACTGGTTCACTATCCGGTGTGTCAATAGATGCATTTAGTGTGTCAAACACCATGGCAAAAAACAATTCAACAGCCACTGACCTTCTGAACGCGAATCAATACGGTACTGAAGCTTATGAAATCATGTCACAAAGACCGCAAACACGGATCATGATATGAAAGATCAAGAGGTCATTGATAAGGGATGGAATAACTACGTGAATTCGTTCGATGATGTCGAATATGTTGACGTTGGTATTTTAACCCAACCAGGAGCGCAAAAACGTCCACCGGTCGACGGGAAACAATCAGACATAACACTTGCAGAACTGGCGGCCGTTCAGGAATATGGAGCACAAATTCAAGTAACTCCTAAAATGAGAGGTTTTTTATCTGCCAATGGTCTGAACTTATCAAAAAGCACTGAGGTAATAAATATACCGTCAAGGCCATACATGAGACAGACATTTGACGAAAACGAATCAATTCTTTTCAGAATGATCGACGAAAAAGACAAGGAAGTTTTAGCAGGGAAAACGACTAGAAGGAAAGCACTAAACGAAGTAGGTCAAACTCACAAACAACAGATTCAGAAATCCATGTCAACAAAGGGGAAATTCAAGCCGAATCATCCATACACGATAGCAAAAAAGAAATCATCTCAACCGCTGATTGACAAGGGAATTTTAAGAGCCGCAATTGATTACGAGGTCGGATAGTGCCAATTGATCCTGAAATAGCGCAAAAGATAACAACATGGGGAAATAGACTACCGTATGATCCAAATAGGCCATACAGAATAAGAAGAGTAAGAAAGGGAGCACTTGACGAACACGGGGAACTATCCGGTGACCAATACGAATATAGAACAATAAACGGGATTAGGACTCAACCACTTGGCGATCAAGATTATGCAAGATTACCGGAGGGATTCAGAGAAAAATCATGGCGGTTTGTGATGGTGGTCCCAAATGTACAAGGTCAACTTCCAAGCTCACAAGATGAGTTCCTTGATTTCGGGGATCAGTTCGAATTCAAGGGTCATTGGTACGAGGTCAAATTCATAAACGATTGGGACTTAATTCAGGGATGTAAAGCGGTGTTTGTAGAATGACAGTAACCATTGAACAGATAACTGATTTTAGAGCGATTGAGGATGCGATAGCAACGTGGGCAAAGACGGCTTCAGCATTACCTAACTACGCAACGTCAACATTGCCAAGCGACAAAAAACACCTGTCAGGTGGGAGGGCGATATACTGGGAGGGTTCAGAATTTGATCGGGTACGGCCCTATATATTACTTACAAAAATTTCACAACCAACTCAAGGCCAGCCTTGGTTCAGAAAGAATTATAATTCTGTAACTGACAATTACGAGACAACATATTTTCAGCCTTTTAAGTGGTCGGTGCAGATTAGTTGCTTTGTTGACTCATACGATCAGAACCATAAAAAAATCAGAGTCTCGGCTGATAGCTACATACAAAACATCATAAACAGATCTTACATTCAATCAGTTAATAATATATTGGAAGCGGCGGATATAGCGTTTCACCCACTTGGGCAGACTATAAGACCAAACGTTTTATCAAGTGTTGATGATGACAAATACATAAATCAAGCAACAATAGAATATCTATTCAGCGGTATAGTTCAAACAGTGGAAAAAGATACAGATTATTTTACTAGCATCACACCTCCAACAGAAGATAACGGTGGTCTCATTTTAGCGGAGATATAGAAAATGGGTGAAACAGATAACAGAGCGAACATTACAGTAAGCATTTCAGACATAACCGTAACAAGGCCGGGATTCGGTATTCTGGCAATTGTTCACGAACACGGTGTAACAGCAGCGGGAAGGGTGGCGACGTATTCTGGACTCTCAGCATTGCAAGCCGTATTCCCTGTTCGTACTCCTGTAGGGCAATTTGCGAATATATTTTTCTCTCAAGCGTACACTCCTGAATCAGTTAAAGTTATCAAAAGAGAAACAGGAGAAACGGTTACAGCAGCACTAACAGCGGCGGCTCTTGTGGATGGTGATTGGTACGCGATAGGAGTTCCTGGTGATGTATCAGCAGATCACCAAAGCGCGGCAAGTTATGCCCTGGCAAACAAAAAACTATACATATTTTCATCTCAAGAGGCAGAGGCTATAACATCCGCGTCAACAGATATTTTCTCAGTATTGCAAGCCGCGTCTAATAATAGGGCCGGTGGTTGGTTCTCAAAGACTGCCGGACTTGAGTTTGAAATTGATTCACTGACTGTTGCCGGGACTACTTGTACAGCGGATGTTACCACGTTTGTAGCTGCGTTCGGGTCTAATCCCTTTACGATCGGGGACACTGTAGCTCCTTGGGACTCTGCGACAACGGCTTTGAATTCTACATGGACGCTGCTAACAGTTGGGGCAAATGACTTTACATTTACGGTTCCATCGGGCACGGCAACGGACGCAACAGCAACACAAGCATGGGTTAACTTCAACTTGCTGGATGCTGCAATATTGGGCAAGCAACTACCAAGGGACGCTGGGAAAGCAACATGGGACGTACAGACATTAGCTGGGGTTATTGTAGACGGTCGCGGGCTTTCAACCGCAACTGTATTGACGGACACTGAAAAAGGTTTTCTAGGCACCAAAAACGCAAACTGGTATGCTACGATTGGCGGGGTTAACGCTACATCAGGGCCAAAACCCGGAGGCGGTGGAAAACTTGCGTCAGGCAGATATATAGACGTTCAACGTGGGTCCGATTGGCTGGAAACAAACCTTGCACTTGACCTTGTTCAATTGATTTTAAATGAGGGCGGAGAGCTTGGATATGACGCGGTAGGATTTCAGAAAGTTCAGTCAACAATAAACTCAAGACTTGACGACGGTATAGACAAGGGATTCTTGACTCCTTTTGTGTCAGGGGTATACGCCGGTCAAAACTACAACGTTTCAATGCCGAATCTTGGTTCAATTCCCTCAGCGAACAAAACAGCTAGATTATTGGAAGGGATAGAAATAAACGCTCTGATTCGTGGAAAAATTCACAATCTCGAGGCAACATTAACACTATCAACATAGGCGGAGCATGGCAGACAAACCTTATTCAGCTACAAACCACGCTTGGTACTTTACGACGGACGAGGATATTACATTTTCGACCAAGGGTGAGATAGACGGGGATTTTATAATTTTGACTCTTGTGAATGATTCCGTCAGTTCCGTAGAGGGTGCTAAAGGTGATACTCAAGACTCTATCAGGGTTGCAAAGTTGGCAAATACAACCGTTGCTACTCAGTGGGGGTCTGATCTTAACGACAATTTTAATTATGTTTCTAAAAGACAGGAAGACGGAAACTTCATGAAACGGGCTGAGCTTAAGCGCATTTCAAATACTGAAAATGTGACTATCGCGTCCGGGGTTGACCCGAAAATCATGAAAATACCTGATTACACACTAGGGACAACGGCCGGCGATAGATCATGGACTATTAAGATATCCAAACTTAACTTTTTAGAACGGACGGCACCGGCATAATGCAAGCCTACCAGCCTGATAAGTACACGATACAAATAGGACTACCGTCTACACCTGAGGGATTGCTTGGCCTGAACTTCAATATCCTCAGCACAACTATTGAAGACTGGGTATCAATGTCAGAGTCTAAAAGTGTAAAACAATTCAACTTTATGCAAGGTGTTGTGTCGAATGAGCCATTTGTTGATTACATCCCAAATAAAGCAAGATTATTTTCGTTGACTATCTTGCAAAAGTCCCCACAGGTTGCTAGTCTTATGTCAATGATACGGTTGCAAGAGATAGGCTTTCTGGGGTGGCCGTTTTTAATCATAGATAACGGAAAAGATTCGAACAACGATCAGGTAAGACAAAAAAAAGCGTTTCTTTCTTTTATACAAGATGAACCAGAGGAGTCATACAGCTTAGAGGGCGGGACACTCATTTTCAACATCCAAGCAGTTTACGGGCAAGTACTATATATATGAAGAAAAATATAAAGACATTCACGATTAACGGAAACAACTACGACATTGTAAAAAAAGGCGTATCAACGGCGCTCGAATTGAAATCTATCTTCATGAAAATTATCATTAATTCAGGAATGCCAATTGATGAGGACTTAACTAATTTTCAATATATCCAAGCTCAGATGGCAGGGGTGCACGGTGAAGTTGTCACGATGCTTAAACACATGATCATGAGCGTCGTTGCGGCCCCGGAACTTGATAGCGATGTGTATGAAGATCTGGACGCGTCAACCGTAATGGAAATATTCAACACGGCCTACGATTTCTACTTCGGAGTTGCAGAGGATAAAAAAAAAGAGCAAACGACATCATCAGAAGAGGTGGCGCGAGTTACGACCTTAAAAATCTGATAGATTGCGACAAGTGGAGGGGCGCGATTCATGGCATGTATGTTCATGACCCAAACCTCAGGGAGACAGATCAATGGACTTATGACGATGATGTCGACTACTGGATAGTGTGCGAAATATACGAACGAACACAAATCGAACGAACAACAGCGGTAATTAGAAGATGCCTGTCGTAAGAGAATTAATCAACAGAGTCAGCTTTAATGTCAAGCCTGGAACGGTTAAGAATGCTGAAAATGCATTCAGTAAAATGAAGTCGTCCGGACTCAGAGCTGCAACCGCAATAAAGACAGGATTCAAAGTTGCCATAGGTGGAATAACAGCAGCCTCGGCGGCTGGGGTTATCGCTTTGAAAGACCTCGAAACGCAAACGGCAAACACTAATTTCTACTCTAGGTCAAAAGAAGACGCGGAGAAAATCCTATCGCTAGTTAACAAAATAGCCGATAGGAGTGATGTTATATCAAAACGAGAAGCGGCGAGGGCAGCCGCGTCGCTTTCATCAATAACCGCAAACTTTGATATTGTCGAGAAGCTTGCCCCGTTTATTGAAAAAATATCAATCGCAAAACTTGACCTTGATTTCGACGACGTCGCCCAGAAATTAAGAGAAGTCATAAAGGGTGGAGATTTACAGGCGTTACAAGAGTTAGTCCCCGGCATAAAAAACGAGCTTGAGATATTAAGCAAAACAACGTTTAGCAAGCCGTTTGGTGACATCACAGAGCAGCAAAGAGCAGAATTAACGCTGCAAACTCTGATAAAAAGTCAGGGCAGACTAAACGAACTAGCAGAAAAGAACAAAGACACGCTAAGTTATACATCCCAGCAATTAGAGGAAACGGGATCAGATTTCGCTACAAGATTCGGAAAAGAAACAGCCCCGGCAATAAAAGATCTTCTGAAAGAAATCAACACAACCATAGACCTTATAAGCCAATCAGAATCATTCTGGAATACTGTTAAATCAACGGTAGAAGGAATAAGCTCTTTTCTAAAGGCAACTAGGTTGCTGTTTGGTGGTGGAGAAGAGGGGGAAGGAGAGAAAAGGCTGCTAGAGGCTAGAAGTGAGGCCGGTATCGGCAATGAAGTGGGAGACTTCAGGGGGAATGTGGCCTCTCAGTTTAAGGAGGGGGGAACGTTCGAGGACGGTCTGCTGACGCCTATCGCTAAGATTATACTAGGCCCAATTGTGGAAATGCTAAAGGGGTCTCAAAATGTTGAGGTTAGCGGAGAAACAAGGATTGTTATAGAAGGAAAGGACTTGCCGCAAGGCATGGACGTGAAGCGCGTCGAACAGATAGCAAATCAAGTCGTAAATGATAAAGTCATAACGCCTATACGAAATGTAAGAGCTAGAAACGGTGCGATTGTTCCCAATTCTCCAGGTGGTGGATTATGACAGATATAAGGTTTCTAAATCCCATAACAGTTCTATCTGATATTGGTGGAATTTCTATCGACATCACTACCCGTGTTGGTGAAGTATACGACAACATAATCACTAAAAACCCGATTGAAGACGGAAGCCCGACAACGGATCATATTATAAACCTTCCGCCCAAACTTACGATTGAAGGGGGGTTCAGTGATATAAGAATGACAAATCTAGTTGGCGCGGCCATGAATCCACTGTTCGCTAGAAAAGGACTCGCAAAGGAGCAGTTTGATAGATTGCTGGAATTATCAGTGTCCAGGGAGACGTTTAACGTAATGGACGGGTTTCACCTCTTCAAAGATATGCAATTCAAAAACATTCAATTGCAAAAGGATAGGCCAGGGTTTTCAATATTTTTCACTGCTGAACTTTGGGGAATAAGAAAGGTAAACATAAACAGCACTGTAACCGACACAATAACAGAAATAAACGCGTTTAACAGGCTTAAGGTTGTCCCAAAATTATTGCTAAACGTGGGAACGGTATCAACTAGCGCGTCGTTGCAATCGATAGGGGTGCTAGCATGATATTTGAAATTGAGCTAAATATAGAACAACAGGGTTCACCGGTGTTTGTTTCTACTCCGACGCTATCTGGACAGACATATAGATTAAATTTTCAGTGGGTAATCAAGCCGTATAGAAGGACCGGAGCGTGGTATTTAGATATAGGTTCCGCAATTTACGGAATTAAAATAGTCAGCGGAATTAACCTGCTGGAGCCATACGATCATCTAGACGCGTTACCTCCGGGAAAACTTGGGGTTTACAGAAACT